CGCGTTTCGTGATTTTTTCCCGTTTCCGTTCGGCGAGACTCTTTATTCGGACCTAGACCTCAATTCGGACCTTCGGCCTGAACGACATGCGGTTTTACCCCTGAGCAAGTCCGCGATCGGTGCAAACGGCCTGCACGAGATCGCCCCCGATCCGTGGGGCCGCAGGTCCGAAAGTCCGAATTGGTACGTTTTCCTATACCCGGCTCCTGGGAAAAAATATTTTTATGATCTGACTGAGATTTTTTTCTAACCGCTGAACCCTTGTAAATTCAGACCTATTCAGACCTTGCTTCGAAAACTTCACGGAAAGTCCTATAAAACAAGGAGTTACGAAGGTCCGAATGAAGGTCCGAATACAGGTCCGAATAGCGGTTAGGTCCGAAAAAATTCGATCGCATACGCTTGGTCGTTCCACATGATGAAACGCGACACTGAATGGCAGTGTCAAAAAAAATCCCCGAGAGGCCGTATTCGGACCTTTTCGGGGATTCGGACCTTCGTTTCGGAAGGTTCGGACCTAATCGGACCTCGCTACAAATCGCACTCGATCCAGTCGCGAATTGCGTCCGAACAGATAGCGCCGTCGCGGGTGAAGCGCTCCGGGTTCTGCGACCAGAACATGCGATAGCGTCCGTTGACGCGGAACTTGCCGAGCTTCGTGAATCCCATTTCGGTGAGCAGGTTGTGCAGCTTCCGGGTCTGCGGGATTTCGCCAATATCGGCGTCGTACAGCGCCTCGACCAGATCGGTCGCGCTCAGCAGATCGCGGCTGATCTCCATCCGCAACGACGTGTCGAGCAGTTCTTCTATCGCCTGTTGGTCTTCGGGCTTCGCAAGCATCGCCATGTACCCCCGTGCTCGGCTGTCCGGCGCACGGTTGCCAACCGTGAAGTCGGGGCCGAATTCGTGATTGAGCAGCCAGCCACGGATCGCGCCGGCCGAGTCCTTGATCGCGTCGTAGAGCCGCGTGTAGTAGTCCGGCTCGCGGGTCTTGAACGCGTCCAGCGCGAGCTTCGTCTGAAACCGCGAGAACAGCACGAAGTAGCGGCTGTCGTTGTCGCTGAGCGGCATCGCGTTCCGGAAGTTCGTCGCCAGAATGTACGACGACGTGTTCGGCACGTTGTAGGGATCGACGCCCTTCCGGTGAATCTCGATCACGTCGTTCGTGATAAGCGGCTTGATCTGGTTCAGCACGTCGTAGCGGTTGTGACCGTGCAGCCGGATTTCCTCGACGAAGACGACCTGCTGCCCTTCGGCCCATCCGTTGAAGTCGCCCTGAACCGTCTTGGCGTTCAGCATCCGCACGTTCTCGGGGCCGAGCACCATGCCGAGCAGCACGCCGAAGAAGGTCTTACCGTCGCCTTCGGTGCCCTGGATCACGACCGCCCAACCCGGTCGCTTACCGGGGTTCTGGACGATGTACGCGATGTAGTCGAGGAAGACGCGGGCCTCGCGTTCGTCGGGGAACAGGTGCGTGAAGTGGCGTTCCACGATTGCGATGTTTTTCCGGTCCTTCTTCGTAAGCTCGTCGGGCACTTCCGGCACGTTGCGGTCGGTATATACGTTCGCGTACCGGACGCCGTTCATCGTGAACAGTTCGTCCATGCCCGGCAGATAGAGCCGACTGGACACGACTGGCACCTGATGGATGTTCAGCGCGACGTGGGCGGGGAGGCGTTCCGGGTGAGCACGACCTTCGCTGATGTCCTTCTTCGTCAGCATATACCGCGAGTAGGCCGCGTTGAACGCCGTCTGCGTGACGGCAGCGAGGCTCGTCAGGTTGAAGAACTTGTCGTCGGCCGTCAGGTAGACCCAATCCTGCAACCATCGCGGCGTGTCCTTCGCCTCGTCGGCCTCGAACCGCACCATGTCGCGAGCGACCTTGATCGTCAGCGTTGCGCCCGTGATGACCTTGAACCGCTTGCGCAGCGTGTCGATGATCTGCTCACGCGTCGGCGCATCGAACTCGATGTGCTTGACCTTGGCCGCGACCTTCTTCAAGTCCTCGATCGTCGGCGCTTCCATCAACTCCGTCGTGATCTCGGTCAGCGCCTCGGTCGCAAGCTCTTCAGCGTGCTCCTTCGCGAGCTTGATGATCAGGCGGGCCGTGACCGGTGCGCGGCGCTTGTTGTCCGCGTTGAACGTCGGCCACTTGTCGTCGAGCGCATCGGGGTCGTAGTTGTCGGCCGTGCTCGACCACTCGTGCCACCATTCGAGACCGCGTTCGTCACCGTTGAACTGGTGATAGAGCGCCATGCCGATCTGAAGCCAGGTGTCGTACTCGTCCGAGCCGGGCACCATCAGCAGCTTCGCGTAAAGCTCGTCCTCGCTGATGTCCGCGACCGGCGTATCGGCGGCGAACACGTCGTCGGCGACCTTGCTGCGGCTCACGGTCGCGAGCGCAGACGCCTTCTTCTTCAGCTTCCAGCCGCGCTCTTCCGCGACGCGCTCGAACTCGTCGATGATCGCCTGTGCGTCCTCGACAGTGAGCGTCGGCAGATCACCGTGATCCGTGACGAGCGGGCCGTCCTGGTACAGCCACTCATACGGTTTATCAGTGTCAGGGTGAATGTGGTACGCGACGAACTGCTGGCCTTCGCCGAGGATTTCGATCTCGCACTTGCGCCCCTCGTCGTCGAGATACGACTTCGAGAACATTTTACGGAACGGCTCGTCGGTGCGGAACATCAGCAGGCGCTTCGGCGCTTCGCCGACACGCACCGGGGCCATCGCGATATTGTCGTGAATCCACTGTTCCATGTGCTCCGCAACCTCCTGGTCGCGGATGTCGAGATCGACTGCTGGCGTATCGGCCGCAATGATGCCAACGCCATGCTTACCGTAGCCCTTGTCGAGCCATTCGTTCAGCAGGTCGTGGTCGGCCTTGAAGTGGGTCCATTCCGAGAACAGTGGGCGCTTCTCGCCCCGCTTGATCGGGATGATGTAATATCCAGCGTCGATCAGGGCCGCCCCATGCTTCTCCATGAAGCCCTTCGGATTGGATGAACTCATTGCCCCTCCGGGTTGTGATCGTTTGCCCGGTGGGCCTTAGTTCGTGCCGTAGACTTTCGGGTTCATCACGGCGCGGGGGATCACGCCGGGGCCGATCAGCTTCTCGATCGAGAGAATCACTTCGACAGGCAGTCCTTCGTCGTAGCGGCCGTTGCCGACCGCCGAGTTCAGCGTCTTGCGTGCGCGGCCGATTGCCTCGGACAGTGCGTCAACCGAGCCTTCCGGCGTCGTGAGCCATGCGACGTAGCGCAGGATGCAGCGCATGCGTGCGCGAGGCTGTTCTTCCTGCGGCATGCGATTCACCCACTCGGGAAATGCGAAGTTAGTTTCGCTCATTGTGATCTCCGTTGATTACGTATTGCGACATCGTGATTGTACGCGATCCGGCGTAACCGATTGGCGTTGTTACAATTTCGTCGGTTCGCTTGCTTGCAGCGAACAACATTTTGGTGTTTAATCCACCTCACGGTGTTCAGCAACACGACACTGTTTCCAATCCCTCTCTTGGAGAAATCATGAGCATCGAAAAACTGTTGGGCGACCTGATCGACGCGGTGAACGCAAACACGGAAGCACTGAAGGCTGGCGGCGGCGCTGCATCGAGCGGCAAGAACGCTGACGATGGCGGCAGCGCTTCGACGGGTCGCGGTCGCGGTCGCGGTGCATCGAGCAACAAGAACGCCGACGACGGCGACAGCGGCGGCAAGAAGTACACCGCTGACGACGTGAAGGCGGCGGCCGTCAAGGTGAAGGAAAAGCTCGGCACGAAGGAAGCGAAGAAACTGATCTCGGACCACGGCGCGGACGAACTCGCGAAGCTCGAACCGAAGGTCTTCGCAGCGTTCATCGCGGACTGCGAGAAGGCGCTGAAGGCTGACGAAGACGGCGGCGGCAACGGCGACGACGAACTGTAAGCGCTGCTGATGTGGTGCTCGGGCTGCGGCCCGAGCGCTTTACTGGCGGCGCTCTAGGTCGAGCGCGTTGCGCTCCCTCCTTCACGCAATGCGAACGGCGCGAGCACTAGAGCGCCGCCAATAAAGCCCGATCCTCTCGACCCCATGTTCGACAAGCTCCTTCTCGACTTCCTCGCCAAGCACTACGCCGACGCAGCGCACTCGATCTTCGCGCCGTCATCGTCGGCGATGTGGCTTACGTGCCCTGGCGCATTGATCCCGAACCTGCTGGCACGGGACACCGCAGGTATCGAGGCTGCGACGGGCACTGTTGCGCACGATCTCGGCGAACACTGGCTGAAGTCCGGCGAACGGCCGGATCGCCGTGTCGGCGAGATCGTGCGCCTTGCGGAAGGCGATCAGGTCTTCGATATCGAGATCACGGTCGAGATGCTGAACTTCGTGCAGGAGTACGTTGATTTCTGCTCGTTCATGCCGGGCAAGCACATCGTCGAAGAGCGCGTCTTCTTTTCGCGGCTCACGCCGATTCCGAATCAGGGCGGCCGTATGGACTTCGCGGCGCTGCATCGCCGCGTCGCCAAGGTCGTCGATCTAAAGTTCGGCGAAGGCGTTCACGTCGATGCAGCCTACGACCTGGACGATCCGCGCTCGCTGGTGCTGAAGAACGGCGAGCTTGTGGCGAACGGCAACACGCAGGCCATGCTCTATGCGTTGGGCCTGCTGTTCAAGTACGGCAACGAGTACGACCTCGACGAGTTCGAGATCAGCATCGTTCAGCCGCGTCGCGAGAACGTGCAGACGTGGCAGACGACACGCAAGGAACTGCTGCGCTTCGCGAAGTGGGCGAAGGATCGGGCGCACGACGCATGGCGGCTTGACGCGCCCGTGCGGCCGTCGCCGAAGGCGTGCCAGTGGTGCAAGGTGCGGGGCAATTGCCCGGCATTCCTGAAGATCGCCGAGGACATTTCGAACGAAGCCTTCGCCGATCTGATCGACCCGATCAACCGCGAGACGGCGATCGAAGTAGTCGATGCCATCGAGAGCGGCCTGTTCGACCCGCAGTTTCAGCCGCCCGCGCTGCTCTCGACGAAAGCGATGGCGAAGGCGCTGCCGTTCCGTGGCGTGTTCGAGAAGTGGTTCAGCGATGTTGAAGCCGAACTCGAACAGCGTGCGATGTCCGGTGAGAAGGTGCCGGGCCAGAAGCTCGTCGAGGCACGCTCGAACCGCGTGTTCACCGATGAGCAGAAAGCCGTCAAGCGCCTGGCCGAAGCCGGCGTGCATTGGCTGAACCTGTACACGACGAAGTTCATCTCGCCGGCGCAGGCTGAAGACCTGCTCGCCAAGTTCGGGATGAAGAAGACCGATGCTGTAGAATTTCTGAAGTCTGTCGTGCGCAAGCCGCCCGGCAAACCCACGCTGGCCCCTGAGAATGACAAGCGGCCGGCCTTTGTAAGCCCCGACGACGGCGTGTTCGACGACCTCTGACTCGGGATCAATCCGTGAAATCGTGAAACCGTAAAGGTGACAAAAATGGCAAGACTCGAAATCGTGAAGGAAGTCGAAAACGCAATCCTGTATGCGGACGGGGACGGCAACCCCTACATTCGCGTCAATGGTGCGCGTGCCTCGTATCCGTTCCTCGGCACCCCGTCGAAAGACGAGGACGACAACGGCAACGAGACGAAGAAGTGGCGCATCGTCCTCATGCTGCCGAAGAAAACGCACGTTGCGGCGAAGAACCTGATCGTCGAGCAGATCGAAAAGCTGATGAAGCAGAACTCGAACGTGCCGAAGGATCGCTGGTTCATCAAGAACGGCGACGACTCGGACGACGAGAACATGCACGGCCATTGGCTCGTTGCGGCCTCGGACGGTCGCTATCGTCCGAAGTGCCGTGACGTGAACGGTCAGGTGATCGACGAGATCGACGAGATCGACAACACGTTCTACGGCGGCTGTTGGGTTCACGCCCTGATCCGGCCGTGGTTCTTCGACGGCAAGTCGCGGAATTCGAAGAAGCCGCTGCCGAAGCGTGTCTGCGCCGGCATTTCGTCGGTCGTGTTCTCCGAGGACGACAAGCCGTTCGGCACCGGTCGCATCGACGACGACGACGTGTGGGGCAACGACGACGGCATGGGTGGCGACGATCGTTCGAGCCGCCGTGGCCGTGGTCGCGACAACGATGAAGACGAAGACGATCGTTCCAGCCGTCGCGGCCGTGGTCGCAGCCGTGACAACGACGACGATCCGGCCGATGGCCTGTAACTCTCGTGCCTGAGCCTCTTTCCTGAGAGGCGGGATTTTGCCCGGCCTCGCGCCGGGCTTTTTTTCTTCTACGTCACCATGAGCTACAGCGACCCTCGCAAAACCGCCGTCTGCGATACCGAGTGCTACCGCGACTACTGGCTGATCTACTTCCGTGATGTCGAGAGTAACAATCGTCGGTACTTCGAAATGTATCCGGGCCATCCGCTCGACATCGACGGCCTGCGCGAACTGCTGCGCCGCCTGCGCATCGTCACGTTCAACGGCAACAACTACGACGTACCGATGATCTCGCTCGCGCTCGCGGGCGCAAACTGCGCCGAACTGAAGCGTGCGAGCGACGGCATCATTCTCGCGGACGTGAAGCCGTGGGAGTTCTACGATCTGCACGAGTGCGTGCCGCCGAAGTTCCTGGATCACATCGACCTGATCGAAGTGGCCCCCGGACAATCCGGCCTGAAGCAGTACGGTGGCCGGCTGCATAGCCGTCGCATGCAGGACTTGCCGATCGAGCCTGATGCCTCGATCTCGCCCGACGATCGCATCGACCTGCGCGACTACTGCGGCAACGACCTTCAGACCACGATCGACCTGTACGACGAACTGGCTGAGCAGATCGCGATCCGCAACGTCATGAGCGACGAGTACGGGATTGACCTTCGTTCGAAATCGGATGCGCAGATCGCCGAGGCGGTCATTCGGCACGAAGCCGAGAAGCTGAAGAACCGGCGTATCAGGAAGCCCGATCAGGAGCCGGCAGGTCGCTTCTACTACCGACCGCCTGAGTTCGTCCGGTTCCGCACGAAGGCGATGCAGGACGTGCTCAATCAGGTTTGCCGCATCCCGCTCATCATCGACCGCAATGGGCGTGTGAAGAAGACCGATGATTTCGAGAAGCTCGAATTCACCATCGGCACGACGACCTACAAGATGGGGATCGGCGGCCTGCATTCGCAGGAGTCGAACCGGTCGGTCTACACCGACGACGACGCGATCCTCGTGGACGAGGACGTGACGAGTTACTACCCGAAGCTGATTCTGAACAACAACCTGATCCCGCCTGCGATCGGGCCGGTGTTCCAGACGATCTATCGGGGGATCTACGAGCGCCGTATCGCGGCGAAGCGGGCCAAGCAGAAAGCCGTGGCCGAGACGCTGAAGATTGTGTTGAACGGCACGTTCGGAAAGCTCGGACAGCCTGGCTCGATCCTCTATGCGCCGAAGCAGATGATCACGGTGACGCTCACCGGTCAGCTTTCATTGCTGATGGCGATCGAGCGCCTGGAAATGCGCGGCATCAAGGTCGTGTCTGCGAACACGGACGGCTTCACGTCCCTCGTGCCACGCGACAAGATGGACCTGTTCAAGCTCACGCTCGCCGATTGGGAATGGGAAACCGACTTCGGGCTTGAAGAGCTTCGCTACCGGTCGGTGCATTCTCGCGGCATCAACGACTACATCGCGATCCCGTTCAAGTTCGACAACGGCGCATGGAACGAGGACGAGATCGACAAGCCGAAGTTGAAGGGCACGTATGCACCGTCCGGGCCGGGCCAGCCGGCCGCGATGGGACTGAAGAAGAACCCGTCCGTCGAAATCTGCACCGATGCCGTGGTCGAGTACCTGAAGAACGGCACGCCGATCGAAGAGACGATCGAGGCATGCCAGGACATCCGCCGCTTCGTGACGATCCGGCAGGTTCGCGGCGGTGGTGAGAAGGACGGTGAATACCTCGGCAAGTACGTGCGCTGGTACTACGGCGTCGGCGAGCGCGGCGGCATCACCTACAGGGAAAGCGGCAATACCGTCCCGAAGAGCGAGGGGGCGAAGCCGTGCATGGAGCTTCCCGACGACTTCCCGGATGACATCGACTACGATTGGTACGCTCGCGAGTGCTACGGCATCCTGAAAGACCTCGGCGTGCGCTTCGTCGATCCGGCCTACCGTGGCCGCTCAGGCACGTCGTATGCCCGGCTCCCCGACAAGAAGAACATCCACCTGATCGACCTTTCGACTGGCGTGGCGCTCTGCGGCGCTCAACCGCCTGGTCCGCGCGTGCGATGGGTCGAATACGACGCGATCCCGCAGGGGCATCGCTTCTGCACGAAATGCCGAAAGGAGGATTCACTGTGAATCTCGACGACTACGATGCGCTCGACTTCGACGTTCCGCTCGAAAGCGACATCGAGAGCGCCACGATCGACTTCGCCGAGCAACATGGCTGGTGGGTCGCCAAGTTCGTTTCGCCAGGCCAGCGCGGCGTTCCGGATCGCATCTTCATCCGCCGTGGCCGCGTCCTGTTCCTCGAACTAAAACGACCGAAAAAGAAACCAACTTCGCAGCAGCGGGAAAAGCACAAAGAGATGCGGCGCTTCGGTGCCGAAGTGCATTGGATCAACACCCTTGAACAAGCCTACGACCTCCTGCGATGAGCTTCGATATCGACACCTACCTCGAAAGTCAGTTCGAGCACGTTCTGCGCACGCGGGACGACATGCACTACTATCAGGACGGCATCGCCGTCCCGTTTCTTTTAGCGAACCCGTTCAGCGCCTTGTTCGTCGATCTCGGCCTCGGCAAGACGATCATCAGCCTGACGACGATTGTGGACCTGCTGGATTCGATGTCGTTCGAACGGGCGCTCGTGGCCGGCCCGCTGCGTGTCGTGAGCCAAACCTGGCCGGACGAGATTCCGCAGTGGGAGCACACGGCCTGCATGAACGCGGCGCTGATCCGCGACGAGGACTTTCAGGAAGCCGTGCGCGTGGCCGGACAGATCGCGCGTGCGCCGATCGTCGCCGAGGCCCGTGAAGAGGCGATCCGTCGCGGCATCGATCCCGATCTTGATCCGAGCCTCGTTCGCGAAGTGATCCGCGAGTTCGTGAAGCTGCGGGCCGACGAGATCAAGCGTGCCCGTCTGCGTGCCGCACGCACCGAGATTCGAAAGGCGACGATGCGCAACCCGGCTACGATCCACCTGGTCAACCGCGAGCAGATCGAGCAACTGGTCTACGCGTGGGGTCGCGACTGGCCTTACGACGTTGTGATAATCGACGAATCGAGCAGCCTGAAGGATCACAAGACGAAGCGGTTCAAGGCGCTGAAGGCCGTCAAGAATGCCGGGCTGATCAAGCGCCTGCATGAGTTGACCGCGACGCCGGCCGCCGAAGGGTACATGGGGCTGTTCGCGCAGATGTACTTGCTCGACGGCGGTAAGCGGCTCGGCAAGAACATCACGGCCTACCGCGAGCGCTACTTTAGTCGAGGGTATGACGGCTTCTCGTGGAAGCTGCGGCCCGGTGCGGACGAAGAGATCGCGGCGAAGATCAGCGACATTTGCCTGACGTTGAAGCGAGAGGACTACCTGAAGGACTTGAAAGAACCTGTCTTTAATCCGCGCTACGTGAAACTAAGTTCCGATGAACTGAAGCTGTATAAAAGATTCGAACGCGACTTCGTTGCAGAGCTTGACGACGGAACCGTGGTCGAGGCCGAGACAGCAGCAACGCTCTCGGGAAAGTTATTGCAACTCGCTTCTGGCTTCATCTATGACAACGACCGGCTGACGCACCACATCCACGATCACAAGATCGAAGAGCTTAGCGAGATCGTCGAAGAAGCGTGCGGCAAGCCTCTCGTCGTCGTCTACTGGTTCAAGCCGTCCCTCGAACGATTGAAGAAGGCATTTCCCAAGGCGGTCGTGATGGACCCCGAGGCGAAATGTGTGAAGCCGTGGAATCAGGGCAAGATCGATATGCTGCTCGTCCATCCGGCGAGCGCAGGTCACGGCCTCAACCTTCAGTACGGCGGGCACCACATGGTCTTCTTCGACATCCCGTGGTCGCTCGAACTCTACCTTCAGGTAATCGGCCGGCTGGATCGGCAGGGCCAGGAGTTCGCGGTGGTGCTGCACCACATCATCGCGAAGGGGACCATCGACGAGTATGTGGTCGAGTGCTTGCGCGAGAAGCGCGACATGCAGGACGCACTCTTCCGGTTTTTGAAGGCGGCATCACGTCGCATGCTGAATCGTTGTGCATAATGCGCTAAAATGTTGTTCAATGTAGTTGGGTCTTGCATAATGAGCCCCCATTATGTTGTATGCCCACGAGACGGTTGTGAAAGGCAAGGCAGCAGCATGGTCGGGAAGAAGGCGCAAGGGACCGAAGGATTTGTGAAGCGGCTGAACCAGGCTTGCGACGATGTTCCCCACCTCATTCCCCCTCACGGGGAAGGGCGGCAGATCGAACTCGCGAAGCGCATGGGGATGTCGCAGGAAGGAGTGAGAAAGTGGTTTGCGGGCGAAGCCATGCCGAGGCGAGCAATGATGCATAAGCTCGCCGCGCTACTCGAAGTCGAAGAGCCGTGGTTGGCGCTCGGGGTCATGCCGGAACTCAGCCGCGAGGAAAAGAAGATCAACGCCAGAAACGTCGATGGGGCGGTCATGGTGGCGATGGGGATGATCACGATGGCAGGCGGCATGTGTGCGCTTCCGGCAGACAACGATCCCCGAAAGGGCTTTGTGGATTTCTACGCGATCCTGCGCGGTACGCAGATGGCGATCCACGTCAGCCTCGCGCGTAATGTCGCACCCTCCGTTTGGGAGATCATCTTGCCTCGCGAGTACAAGGAAGTCCGGACGATCGCCGTGCTGCCGCTCAACAACAATCGATTTGATTTCATTGACGTTGATGGCGTTCACGTTCCCAAGTTCGTATATAGAAAGAGTGGTGCTTATGGCCTTTCTCTGACGAAGGGAGCGGAAGGCACGTACACTGTCGGCGACTTGACGTTGAGGCGTCTGAAACACTTTGGAGAACTAGCGTGAGCAGCAAATCGCCGCTGCCCTGGATCGCCCTGAAGGACGTTCACCAGGAGTACGGTATGACCTTAGAATCGGCCCGTAACGCAGTCGCGGCGGGCCGTTTTCCGGTTCCGACGTACAAGCTCGGGAAGCTGATCGTAATCGATCGGGCGGTGCATGAGGAATTTTTCGCAAGCAAGCGGCGAGCGGGTTTGCTTGCCTTGAGAAACAACAAAAAGGTGAATTCACAGCCTGAAGGTGATAGCGATGAGTAGAGTACCGGGCCTTGGCGCGAAGGCGATGGACGATGAAGGGCGGTCGATGCTCTACGACGGGTGCAGCAAGTCGCAACTCGGCACTCTGTTCGGCATCGACAAACGCGACATCGACGAAAAAATCCGAGACGTGCCGCCGAGCGGCGAGCGAATGGGATACCCGATCTGGCGCATCAAAGACGTTGCGCCGTATCTGGTTCCACCGCAGGGCAACTTCGAAGAGGCGATCAAGAAGATGTCGCCGAAGGATTTGCCGCCGTTGCTGACTAAGGAGTTCTGGCAGGCGCAGCACTCCCGTCTGAAGTTCGAGGAAGATCAGGGCGACTTGTGGCGAACGGCCGACGTGATCGAGAAGCTGAGCGTCGTGTTCAAGAATCTGCGCATGAACCTGCTTCTCGTCAACGATCAGGTCGAGCGCCAAACGCAACTGTCAGATAAGCAGCGGCAGATCATCCAAGGGCTGATCGATAGCACCCTCAATCAGCTTGCCGATTCACTCGTTAATGCCTTCAAAAATGAGCCAGCACGCCGACACGATTCAGGATGGACCGAGCCAAGCGAACCGGACCCGGCAGAAGGGCTTTGAGTCCTTCGGTCAGATCGTCTGCTCGCTCGCGGAAATGCTTCGGCCGCCCGAGCGGCTTACCATCTCGGACGCCTCGGAAAAGTACGTCTTCCTGAACAACCCAGGTGCCTACATCGGCCCGTTCAAGACCTCGATGGTCTGGTACATGGTCGAGCCGATGAACGAGCTTGCCGCACGCGACAAGAAGGGCGTCGTGTTCGTCGGCAGCGCTCAGTCCTCGAAGACCCAAAGCCTGATCCTGAATTGGCTCGGCTACACGGTCACGGTCGATCCGATGGACATGATCATCTACTCGCCGACGAAGGGTGCGGCTCGCGACTTCTCGATGCGGCGGGTCGATCGTATGCACCGCGACAGCCCGAAGATCGGGTCTAGGCTGCTGAAGCAGCGCGACGCCGACAACAAGTTCGACAAGCTCTACGACAGCGGCATCATGCTCACGCTGTCGCATCCGTCCGTCACGGAATTCGCCGGCCGTCCGATCCCGCGCGTTGCCCTCACCGACTACGACCGGATGGACGACGACATTGGCGGCGACGGCTCGCCGTTCGACCTCGCCAGCAAGCGGACCACGACGTTCGGTTCGTTCGCGATGACCCTGGCCGAATCCTCGCCGTCGAAGCCGATCACCGACCCCAAACACATCCCAAGGACGAAGCACGAAGCGCCGCCCGCGACCGGCATTCTCGGTCTCTACAACCGAGGCGACCGTCGCCGTCGCTACTGGCCGTGCCCCGACTGCGGCGAGTATTTCGAGCCGAACTTCAAGATGATGCGGTGGGACACCGAAGCGACGAACTACGTGTCGGCCGGCGAGTCCGCGCGTCTGCATTGCCCGCATTGCGACTACCCGATCCATCCCGATCAGCGCAACGAGTGCGATATGTGGGGCGAGTGGATCAAGGACGGTCAGTCGATCGACGCGAACGGCGTGATCCACGGCGAAGACCCGCGTGCGTCGATCGCATCGTTCTGGCTGAACGGTGTCATCGCGTCGTTCATCTCGTGGAAAGACCTCGTGATCAACTACCTCGTGGCCGAGGAAGAGTACCGGCGCACGGGCAGCGAGGAATCGCTGAAGAAGTTCTACAACAACGACCTTGGCGAGCCGTATCTACCGAAGTCGCTGGCCAGCGAGCGCCTTCCGGAAGTGCTGAAGAAGCGGGCCGAACCGCTGCCGGTAGAGGACGCCGAGGACGATGAAGAGATGGTGCAGCGGTTCGTGCAGGACGACCGCGACGCCTTCCGTCCGATGGTGCCGATCGGCGTGCGCTTCCTCGTCGCGACGGTGGACGTGCAGAAGAATATGTTCGTCGTTCAGGTCAAGGGCGTGCTGCCCGGCGATCCATACGACACCGTGCTCATCGATCGCTTCAACATCGTCAAGTCGCGGCGACTGGACGATTCCGGCGAGCACCTATGGGTCAAGCCGGCCTCGTACCTGGCCGATTGGGACCGGATCACCGAGGAAGTGCTAGACCGGTCGTATCCGCTCGCGGATGGCTCAGGCCGACGCATGATGATCAAGATGACCGGCTGCGACAGCGGTGGTAAGGCCGGCGTGACGACGAACGCCTACAACTACTACCGCAAGCTGCGGGCCGAAGGGTATTCGGGCCGCTTCCATCTCGTGAAGGGCGACCCGACGCCGGGCGCACCGCGCACGCGCATCAGCTACCCGGACGCCAACCGCAAGGATCGGTTCGCGGCGGCTCGCGGCGACGTGCCGGTGCTCATGCTGAACTCGAACGCCCTGAAGGATGCGCTGGCCGGGCGTCTGGAATGCGTCGAGCCGGGCAAGGGTTTCTACCGAATGGCCGACTGGTTGCCGGATTTCGTCTACACCGAGCTTTGCGTCGAAGTGCGGACGACGAAGGGATGGGAGAACCCTACGTCGTCTCGCAACGAAGCGTGGGACTTGTCGTATTACTGCCTCGGCTTGTGCGCGTCGCCGCTGCTGCTGATTGAGCAGATGAAGTGGGACAATCCGCCAGCGTGGGCCGCCGAGTGGGACAGCAATTCGCTCGTCACCGCGCCGGACGCCAAGACGCGCTTCGTGCGCGAGCAGTCCAGCAACTTCGACTTCGGCAAACTGGCCGCGAACATGGCGTGAGGCGAAGCCGGATCGCGAGAAATGAAATCGCGTAAGCCCCTGCAAAACAACAAAATGTTGACGTATCACGCACTTGTTGTCTAAGATTCTGCCAAACTGGCCGAAACGTGGCCGGGCGACTTCTTTGGACAACACTATGGCCTGCGATCCGGCAAAACTTCAGGCGGCACGAGACGCCTACGACGCGTTGATGACGGGCAAGATGGCCCGCGTCGTCGTCGATCAGAATGGCGAACGCGTCGAGTTCGTCGCGGCCAACGCGCAGCGGCTTCTCGCTTACATCAACTCGCTTCAGGCCGAGTGCGATGCCGCTGCATCCGGGGCGGTTCGCGCTCGCGGGCCGTTCAATTTCGTCTTCTGAACTTAGTTTATGGATGCTCTCGCTACTCCGACCCGCCGCGTCAAGGTAGCTCCGGTCTCAGACACGGAGCAGTTTGCCGTTTCCGGCGGTGGGCTTCAGGGGGCGTCGAAGCTGTCCCGTGAGACAATGACCTGGAACCCGTCGATGCGTTCGCCGGATCAGGTCATCAACGTCGCCAAGCCGACTGCGGACGCCCGTGGCCGCGACATGATGGTGAACGACGGTAATGCCATCGGTGCCGTCACGACCCACAAGGACAGCATCGTAGGCGCGTTCTACCGCCTCAATGCGCAGCCGAACTGGCGCGTACTCGGTGCCAGCGAAGGGTGGGCCGAGGAATTCCAGCAGGCGGTCGAGTCCCGCTTCAACCTGCTCTCGGATTCGCCGAACTGTTGGCTCGACGCGGCGGGCATGAACACCCTGACCGGCCTCGTCCGCCTCGCAGTAGGCGGATTTGTTTATACGGGGGAAGTGCTCTCGACCGCCGAGTGGCTGCGTTCCGCCCGCCGTCCGATCAGCACGGCGATCCAGATGGTGTCGCCGGATCGCCTGTCGAACCCGGATGGCAAGTGCGACGATCGCTTCCTGCGTCGTGGTATCCGCCGCGACAAGTACGGCCGCCCGCTGAGCTACTTCATCCGCAAGGGCCATCCGTTCGAGAACTACGACGACCTGTCGCAGCAGTGGGCGGAAGTGCCGGCCGAGAAGCCGTGGGGCCGCAAGCAGGTCATCCACATCGTCGAGCAGCTTATGCCCGACCAGTCGCGCGGCGTGGCCGACATGGTGGCCGTGCTGAAGCAGATGCGGATGACGAAGCATTTCCAGGAGATCACGCTTCAGAACGCCGTGATCAACGCGTCGTTCGCCGCCGCGATCGAATCCGAACTGCCGCCCGACGCCGTGTTCCAGGCGCTCGGCGGCGGTCAGGAAAGCTGGATCGATAAGGTCGGCCAGTACATGAACGCGCTGAACGAGTACATCGGCGCGGCGAACAACATCAAGCTCGACGGTGCGAAGATTCCGCACCTGTTCCCCGGCACGAAGCTGAACATGACGCCGATGGGGACGCCGGGCGGTGTCGGCACGGGGTTCGAGGAATCGCTGCATCGTCACATCGCGGCGGGCCTCGGCCTGTCCTACGAGGAATACTCGCGGGACTACTCGAAGACGAGCTACGCGTCGGTTCGCGCCAGCATGGGCGCAACGTGGCGCTTCATGCAGTCGCGCAAGAAGACCGTGGCCGACCGCTTTGCGACGGGCATCTACATGCTGGTGCTCGAAGAAGAGATCAACGCCGGCAACGTGCCGCTGCCGAAGGGCAAGACCGCCGCGCACTTCTACGAGCCGCTGATGAAGGAAGCCTACTGCGCGTGCTCGTGGATCGGCGCAAGCCGTGGTCAGATCGACGAACTGAAGGAGACGCAAGCCGCCATCCTGCGCATCAAGGCCGGCCTGTCCACCTACGAGGCCGAGGCCGCGAAGCTCGGCGCAGACTGGCGTGAGATTTTCGAGCAGCGTGCCCGCGAGGAAGGGATCATCAAGGCCAAGGGTCTTGCCTTCTCGCTGGACGCTCAGCAGTCGGGCAAGAACGACGCCAAGAACACTCTGTCGAACGACAACGCCAACGGCGGGTCGAGCGGCGATACGACCCAGGACCAGAACCAATGAACGCGACCCGTAACTCGGCGCGGCTGAACGTGCGCGCGATCATCGACGGAATGAACATGAAGGCCGCCATGCTTGCGCCGCACTACAGCGGCCTTGCATCGGCGCTTCAGGAATTCGCGGACGCCGACCGCAGCCTCGAAGAAGCCGCATGGGAAGCTCGCAAGAACGACCTGACGATGGCCTACGGCTTCGGCCCGGCGAGCGCCGATAAGCCGTTCGCCTTCGCCAACGGTATCGCGATCATTCCGGTCCACGGCGTGCTGATCAACCGCTTCTCGTATTCGTGGGGCTTCGTCACCGGGTACAATTTCATCCGGACGCAGTACGACGCGGCGCTGAACGACGAGGACGTGAAGCTGATCGTCTTCGACTGCAACAGCTACGGCGGCATGGTCGCCGGCTGCTTCGAGACGGTCGATGAAATCTTCGCAGGCCGCGACAAGAAGCCGTCGATCGCGATGGTCGATTCGAACTCGTATTCGGCGTGCTACGCCATCGCGAGCGCCGCAAACCGAGTGGTCGTCACGCAGTCGTCGGGCGTCGGCAGCATCGGCGTGGTCGCCATGCACATGAACGTCAGCGACATGCTGAAGCAGTGGGGCATCGAGATCACGTTCATCTTCGCGGGCGCTCACAAGGTCGATGGCAACCCCTACGAGGCGCTGTCGCCGGACGTGAAGAAGACCATTCAGGCCAGCATCAACAAGAGCTACGCGACGTTCGTGAACAGCGTCGCGCGGAATCGCAACATTTCGGCCGATGCAGTGCGGGCGACCGAGGCGCAGACGTATGACGCCGAAGACGCTCTCGCGATCGGCCTTATCGACGCAATTCAGTCGCCGGCAACGGCGCTTGAAGCGTACCTCGACGAGCTTTCCGGCTCGGATGACCAAGACCAACAGGAGCAAGATATGTCGGACAAGACCACTCAGCCGGGCGCGGAAGGCAACTCGGCAATCGACGAAAAGGCCGTGGCTGCATCTGCACGCACGGCCGAGCGCGAACGCATGGCGGGCATCCTCAATTGCGAGGAAGCCAAGGGCAAATCGAAGCTGGCGAACCATCTGGCGCTGAACACCGAAATGTCGGTGGAAGACGCCAAGGCAATGCTCGCTGTCGCTGCCCCCGAGCAGACGCAGGCCGCAGCGCCGACGCAGGAAAAGAACCACTTCGCCGACGCGATGAACGCGAGCAAGCATCCCGAAGTCGGTGCCGGTGACGGCGATGCCGATGCCGGTGCCGACGCGAGCAAGGGCGGTAGTGCCGCGTCGCGCATCCTGGCCGCGCAAGAGGCCGCCACGGGCCGCAAGGTCGCTGCGAAGTAAGCGCCGCGATCAGGCAACGAATTCGAGTTCGAAACTCATTTCAGGAGAACCATCATGGGTATGACGCCTTCCCCGAACGACCTGGCCGGCAACGGCACTCTCGGCAGCTACACCCCGTTCCAGCTTTGGGCGGGCGAAAAGGAGATCGTGACCGATCACGATCCGGTCGCTCCGAACACGACCATCGCGAAGTACCAGGTGCTCGCGAAGAACGCCGCAGGACAACTGGTCCCGCACGATCCGACCGCATCCGACGAGACGGCCAAGGCTGTCGGCGTCGCCACGCAGCCGATCAAGACCGGCGCAGCCGCCGCGTCGATCGGCTACTACGTCAGCGCCTTCCTGAATCACGAAGCGCTGGTGTGGCACGCGTCGCTCGATACGCTGGCGAAGCGCAAGGCTGCGTTCGTCGGCACGGAAATCCGCGTCGGCGCTCTTCGCGGCGCTGCGTAACAACAAGCGGTCGTTAAAACCACCTATTCGGCCGCTCGCGGCAAGGAGAAAGCAAAATGTTCGAACTCTACAACACCGCCGAACTCATCGAAGTTCTGCGCGTCCAGAAAGGCATTCTGCCGTACTGGCTGACCCTGTTCCCGCGCGTCATCACGTCCGACCGCGAAGAGATCGTCTTCGATCAGGTCACGGATGGCACGCGTGAACTCGCACCGTTCGTCGCTCCGAACGTGCAGGGTCGAGTCCTGCGCGAACAGGGCTACACGACCAAGACGTTCCGCCCGGCCTACGTGAAGCCGAAGCACGTCGTCGATCCGTCCCGTGCGATCCCGCGCGTGGCCGGCGAAGCGATCGGCGGCGAACTGTCGCTGCAACAGCGCTACGACGCCGTGGTTGCCGAGAACATGCGGATCGAGCGCATTCAGATCGAAAACCGGTGGGAGTGGATGGCCGCTCGCGCGATCATCGACGGCCAGGTGACGGTCGAAGGCGAGGATTACCCGACTGTCACGGTCGATTTCGGCCGCGACCCGTCGCTGTCGATGGTCATCGCTGGTTCGACGTGGGACAACCCGCTGAAGGACATCGAGGCGGGCCGCCGCAACGTTCACGAACTCGCAAGCACGACGGTTTCGCGTCTGACGTTCGGCCTCGACGCGTGGGATCGCTTCACGGACAACGGGAAGGTCCGCGATCTGCTGGATACGCGCTTCCGTGGCAGCGACACCGAGTACAATCGCGCAATCGCGGAAGGCACGCCGTTCGAGTATCGCGGCACGCTGCAAGGTCAGAACGGCATCGGTCGTCTCGAACTGTACACGTACAGCCAGAAGTACAAGGACGAGGACGGCTCGCTGAAGGACATGCTCGATCCGCTGGCTGTCGTCGGCACCGGCCCCGGCATCGACGGCGTGCGCTGCTTCGGCGCGATCCGCGACAAGCGTGCGGGTCTCATGCCGCTCTCGATGTTCCCGAAAATGTGGGACGTGGAAGACCCGAGCGCGACGTACACGATGACGCAGAGCGCTCCGCTGATGGTCCCGGCGCAGCCGAACGGCTCGTTCAAGATTCAACTGGCCCGCTAATCGGCGATCTCGATGGCCCGCTTCGGCGGGTCGTCGTTCACCAACTCATTTCGAAAGCAAAGGAACCATCATGGCAAAGAAACTGATCAAGGAAACCGTCGTCCTCTACCGCGACGGCAAGCGCATCACTCCGACGATCGGCAAGACGTTCGATCTGACCGACGACGAGATCAAGTCGATCAATTCGGTTCGCCCGCAGGCGATCTCGGACGTGGAAAAGGTCGAGGAAGACCCGCAGTCGGCCGCGCACGACGCTGCCGGCAAGCAGGCCGCCGCGAAGGGTGCGGCGGGCAAGAAGACCGGCGCTGAAGGTCTCTGATCGAGGCGCGTGATGAACTGGCGTGAACAGAAACGTGCAGCCCGGCAGATCGTGCATGACACGATGAAGGTCGAGGCTCGGTACTACCCGCCGCGAGGCGCGGGCTACACGACTGTTCACGTCCGCTTGCATACCAAGTGGGGTTTGATCGGTGACAGCCGCAGCATGGGGTGGGCGGAAATGGAAGCGATCAAGCCCCGCTTGGTATTCATGCGGGAAGAGCAAGAACCTGAGACTGGCGCGGTCGTGTGGATTGCGGTGGGCGAGGCTTACCGGATCGACAACACGAACCCGCCCGACGACATCGAGCGCATCGCGAACGTGACGCGCCTCACTCCCAAGCAATACGCCGACGCAGGTTTGCCGACATGAGCAGCGCATACGTCATCGTGGCCGAGGGGATCGACGCTATCCCGGACGCGGGCGCGATCGACAAGGCCATCGTCATCGCGGCCCGCCAGGCGATCAACCGGGCGACGCCGCGTGCTCGCACGGCCGCTTCGCGCGAGATGCGCAAGCAGGTCGCATTCCCGGCGAGCTATCTGTCCGGCAACGACGCTCGCTTGCGCATCACGAAGATGGCGACGAACGACAATCTGGAATCGGTCATCACCGGCCGCCAGCGTGCAACGTCGCTGGCCCGCTTCTCGCGCGAGCGTGATCCGGCATCGGCACGTCGCAAGGGCGGCGTCAACGTGGAAGTAAAGCCCGGTCAGGCCCGATTCATGAAGGGCGCGTTCCTGGTCAAGCTGAAGGCCGGCAACGCCAAGACCGACACGCAGTTCAACCTCGGCCTCGCGATCCGCCTGAAGCCGGGTGAACGCCTGCGCAACAAGACGCAGATGCAACAACTCGATCACAACGTCTACCTGCTCTACGGGCCGAGCGTCGATCAAGTATTCCGCACGGTTCGCGAAGACATCGCAGGCGACACGCGCAGCTTCCTCGAAGCTGAGTTTCGTCGCCTTCTCGACTTGAGGAAAGTATAATGGCTTCCGATCGCCCGTTTCGCCTTCGCATTCTCGACGGCATCACCGCATCGCTGAAGCGGATCACCGTCGTGAACGGCTATCACTTCGACATGGCTGACTCGGTGTTCCGTGGCCGTCTGGTGTTCGGCGACGACGATCCTGTTCCGTTGATCGCAGTCAATGAAGCGCCGCTGCCGCCTGACCCCGAGCCGGCAAAGCCTGCGAGCGGTGCGTGGACCGGCGAGTGGCACCTGATGATTCAGGGGTGGGTGGATGACGACAAGGACAATCCGACCGACCCCGCGCATTTTCTGATGGCCGATGTGCGCAAGGTTCTCGCGAACGAGCGCCGCGAGCAACTGAAGCCGGGGAGAGGAAACAACCTGTTCGGCATGCAAGGTCGCGTGCTCGATTTCTCGATCGGGGCGTGCGTGGTGCGACCGGCCGAAGAACAGGTCAACGAACTGGCAAACTTCCTTTTGTCGGTAACTCTGCAAATCGCAGAAGACATGAATGACCCCTACGCGTGACGGGGTGCGTTCGAAACTTAGTTCAACAACCTCGTGAGGAATCAATCATGGAAAATATGAACTACACCCTCGGTCGCGGGGAACTGTACTTCAACAAGTTCAAGCCGGGCACGCAGGTCGGCATCGGCGAGCGTTACTTCGGCAACACGCCGAGCCTGTCGGCGAACGTGCAGTCGGACAACCTCGACCACTACAACAGCGACCGTGGCGTGAAGGAGAAGGATGCGTCGGTGGTTCTGCAAACGAACCGCACGGGCAGCTTCGTCACTGACCATATCTCGCCGGAAAACCTCGCGCTGTTCTTCTTCGGCAGCGTGAACGCGTTGACCGTGGCTGCGGCTACGAACCTGGCCGTGGCGTTCGACAAGGTGAAGGTCGGCTACTTCTACCAACTCGGCGAGTCGATGGCGAACCCGACCGGCGACCGCAACATCACGAACCTGAAGCTCACCGACGACAAGACGCCGACGCCGACCCCCCTGGTTGCAGGCACGGACTATATGCTGAACCCGGAACTCGGCCGAGTCGAAATCCTGGGTGGCGGGGCCATCGTGGACGGCACGACGAACCTGCGCGGCACCTACGACATCACGGCCTCGACGCGCGAGATCATCATCTCGGGTTCGCAGCCGGTCGAAGGCTCGCTGAAGTACATCGCGCAGAACCCGGTCGGCGACAAGATCGACTACTTCTGGCCGTGGGTGAAGCTGACGCCGAACGGCGATTTCGCGCTGAAGGGTGACGAGTGGCAGCAAATCCCCTTCAACATCGAAATCCTGAAGCGCACGGGCTACGAGGCGGTCTACGCCACGAAGCGCCCGGCCGCGTCGGCGTAAGGGGGCGAGCATGGGTCTGAAGAACCTGCGGCTCCCGACGCTGCGCGTCGAAGTCCCCGGTGGCGAGGAAGAGCAGTTCTTCGCCGTCCGGGGCGTCAACCTCGTCGATATTCGCGCTCTCCTGGTGAAGCACTCGTCCGAGATGGCGCGGCTGTTCGACGTGTTTGCGAACGGTGGCGAAGTGAAGCTCGATCCCGAGAGCATCGCAGCAGCCGCGTCGTCGGTGGCCGGTCTCATCAACCAGGCTCCCGCGCTCGTGGCCGACCTCATTGCGATGGCAAGCGGGGAAGAAGACGCCTTCGAACAGGCGCTCGCGCTTCCGTTCCCGGTCCAGGTCGATGCGTTGACGAAGATCGGGAAGCTCACCTTCGCTTCGGAGGACTCCGCAAAAAAGTTCCTTCAGACCGCCAGCAGCCTGATCGGGTTGTTCAAGGGGAGCCAGAACGGCTGACCCTCGAACAGTGGGTGTGGGGCATTCGTCGGCAGGTCAGCCTTCTCATCGCGGAAGGACATGCGGATGCCCCGCACTACCCGATCGGGATGGTGTGGGATGAATCACGGCTTGTAGTCGATCGGATCAATCGGTCCCACGCGACACAAGCCGTTCTCACACAGCAGGCGGTCTCTTCGATTCTTTCGAAGGAAGGGGCGAAGGAGTTCAAGAAAATAATCACTGGACTGAACGGAAATGGCTAACAAGGGCGATGTCGATCTCGTAATCCGGGCGAAGAACGAGGCGAGCAAACCGCTTGACGCGATCTCGAAAGCCCTTGACGACCTGCAAAACAGTCAGAAGAACGTAGGTTCTTCCGCCGACAAGACTGGCAATCTGCTCTCGCAGTTCGCCAAGACTGTCGGCGTCATCGCGGCGGCATACGACAAGCTGAAGGCCGGTGCCGACCGCGCTGCTCAATCTTTCACCAAGCAGGAAGCCTCGCTCAACGAGACGAAGGCTGCTTACGCTGCTCTCACCGCACAACTCGAAGCCGCGCAGCGCGTGCAGCAGCGCATGGCGTCGTTCGTCGGCCCGCTGCCGAAGGGTAGCGAGAAGCAGGCGCAACTCGTAGCGAAGGCGGTTCAAGACCTGAGCGGCCAGGCCGCCAAGCTCGCTTCGACGATCGCGCGTCAAGACGAAGAACTGAAGCAGTCCTTCTATGCGATGCAGGAGATGGCCGGTGGTGCCGGCAAGGCGACCGAAGCGCTCGCTCGCGTGCAGGAAGGGCATCGTCAGGCTGCGGTAGCGGCCGAAAAGGATGCAGCGGCGCAGTCGAAGGCCGCCGAGGCGGCGCAGAAGGCGGCGGTTGCTGCGAAGGCGTGGCAGGAACAGCAGGCCAAGAACGCGGCAGACGCAGCAGCCGCGCAGCAAGCCGCAGCGGAACGCGCGGCCCAAAACGCATCCCGTCTCCAAACGTTGCGCTCGGGCGTGGAAACGCGTCGCCAGTTGGCCGAAGCGGCTGCGGTGGCGCAAGGCGGTCAGGCGTCGGCGCAGGCGCAGATCAAGGCGATCAACGACGCCGTGGCTGCGAACGGCGGCAAGGCGTCGAGCGATCAGGCGGCCAAGGTCGCTCAGCTTACGACCTATGCTGCCGCATACAAGCAGGCATATAACGAGCTTCGCGCCGCGACCGAGCAGTACAACCGCGTGCTGCGCGACAGCAAGTCCACGCAGGAACAGATCGCCGCCGCGCAGGCTCGCGCGAACGCCGCGATGGCCGGCGCATCGAACGTCATGCAGCAGGCCACGGCTTCGGCCAAGCAGGCGGCATCGGCGCAGCAGCAGCACGCCACTGCGCAGGGGCAGGCGGCAGGTGCGACCGACAAGCTCGACAAGTCGCTGCAAAGCCTGTTCGCGAACTCCCGCCGCTCGCTGTCGCTGTACCAACGTCTGCGCGGCGAAGTCCTGTCGTTGGTCAACTCCTACCTCGGCCTGTACGCCGCGATCGGCGCGGTCAACCAGGTCATCCAAGCCTCGATGCAGATGCAGGCGACGGAATCGCGCCTGAACGTCGTGACGGGCGGGGATTCGGCTAAGACCGCGCAGGAATTGCAGTGGGTGTTGAAGGAAGCCGATCGCCTCGGCTTCTCGCTGAATACGCTCAGCCAGGAGTGGTCGAAGTTCTCGATCGCCGCGCAGGCGTCGAACTTCACGATGGCCGAGGCCCGCAAGGTGTTCATCTCGGTCACGGAAGCCGGCCGCGTGATGAAGCTCAGCGACGACCGCATGAGCATGGCCTTCGTCGCCCTGACGCAGATGATGTCGAAGGGCACGATCCAGATGGAAGAGCTTCGCCAGCAACTCGGCGAGCACATCCCTGGCGCGTTCGCAATGATGGCGAAGGCGGCTGGCGTCAGCGGCGCTGAACTGACGAAGATGATGGAGAAGGGGCAGCTTACGTCTGACTACCTTCTGAAGTTCGCCGACGTGCTCGACGAGCGCTTCGGCAAGCAACTGCCGAATTCGGTGAAGCTGACACAGGCCGAGATCGGCCGCTTCCAGACCGCGCTCACCGTCGCGCTCAACGAGATCGCTGATGCCGGCGTGATCGACGCCTTCACGGAAGCCCTGCGCAAGCTGCGCGAGATGATGCGCAGCGACGACGCGAAGGTGTGGTTCCAGCGCATCGGCGCAGCCGTGGGCGGGGTCATCAAGCTTCTGCTGGCGGTCTTGGACAACATGGACCTGATCTTCGCCGCGTTCGCCGCGCTCGGGGCCGCGAAGGGCGTTGCTTACGTGATCTCGCTGACCGGTGCGCTGGTTCGCATGATCACGACGATCCGCGCTGCCGCGACTGCCGGCGCTGCGCTGAACGTCGCGTTGCTCGGTCTCGGTGGCCCGATCGGTATCGCGATCGGCGTGCTCGCGGGCGCGTTCGCTTTCCTTGCGACGCGCGTGAGCGACAGCGAGAAGGCGATGGTCTCGGCAAAGCGCGTGACCGAAGACATCGTGGCCGCCTACAACATGGGCGCGAAGTCCGCGAAGGAGTGGACGGACGCATTGCAGGGCATGTCGGACCTGCAAATCGAACGCACGCTCGGCTCGCTGTCGTCGAAGCTGAAGAGTTCCTTGGCCGGGCTTGGGTCTGAACTGAATCAGTCGTTCGTGACTGAGTTTGGTCAGGTCATCGAAATTCCGCTCGATCCGAAGACGAAGCAGTTCAAAGACCTGGTTGACGCGGTGAAGGACGGCCGTGTTCCGCTGTCCGAGTTCAAGAAGCGCCTCGACGACATCGCGAAAGCACATCCCGAGATGAAGGAGCTTGCGCTTCGCCTTCAGGATCAGGCCGAGGAAGCGATCAAGACCGACACGGCGCTGCGCAAGTTCGAGGCGTCGCTTCGTCTCGCCAAGGGCACGGCCACGGAAGCGGACAAGGCGTTGCTCGGCGTCGGCAAGGCTCTCGGTCAGGCTGGCGACGACGCCGACGCCGCTGCGCGGAAGATGGAACGCTTCAGGCAGGCGATGGAGAACATGGGGAAGAACATCCCCGACCTGAAGAAGCAGATCGAGCTTCAGACCAACATCGAAGGCGTGAACCGCGATCTTCAGCGTGCGCTCGAACTGGCCGGCAACGACCCGAAGCTGCAACAGGAAGCGAAGGATCGCGCGGCGCAGGCCATCGCAGCGCTGCGGCAGGCTTACGACGAGTCGATGATCCGCGAGTTCGGCAACTCGCGCGGCGACGCGATGTTGCAGTCGGTGAACTTGCTGCGCAGCTTCGAAGGTTTCACGCCGACCGCGAAGTGGGACGTGAACGCGTACCGCGCTGGTTACGGGTCTGACACGATCACTCTGAGCGACGGCACGATCCAGAAGGTTGCGGAAGCAACGAAGGTCACGGAGCAAGACGCGCTGCGCGATCTCGTGCGTCGCATCGGTGAGTTCCAGGACACGATCAAGAACCAGATCGGTGCCGACAAGTTCGGCGCGTTCACGGCCCCGCAGCAAGCCGCACTCACGTCGATCGCGTACAACTACGGTAGCCTGCCGAAAGACATCGTGCAGGCGATTAAGTACGGCACGAACGAGATGGTCGCGCAGGCCGTGCGCAATCACGCGAGCGACAACGGCGGTATCAACGCTGGCCGTCGTAACCGCGAGGCCGATCTGCTGGCGTCGCCTAGCCCCGCGCTGGTCGCATTGAACCAGAAGGCGATCGACGCGCGGCAGGATCGCGTCACCAAGGTTCTCGAAGACCTGTCGCTCAGCCTGAAGGAAGCGGGACTGGCTGAGCGGGACAAGTTCATCGAAGAGGCGCTGAAGAAGGCGCAGCCGCAAGACGTGAACGCGCCGCGTCTGACGGCCGAGCAGGAAAGCGCTGTCCGGAAGCAAGCGGGCGAGACGTTCGACGCCAAGCAAGCGATCCTCGTGCAGCAGAAGATCGTCGAACTGCAAAACCAGTTGGCGGAAAGCAAGGCCGGGACAAACCGCGAGGACTACATCGCCGTTCAGGCGCAGAAGCAGAAGATCGATCTCGCAACCGAGGAAGGTCAGAAGTGGGCCGCGCTGCAAGGGCAGATTTGGGACCGCGCGAACGCCGAGAAGCAGGTCAACGATCTGATGGCCGTGCGGCAACAATTGATCGAGCGGTTCACGGTCCAACAGAACTCCGGCGATTCGAGCGGGGCGGCGGCGACGAGCACGGCGCTCGAAGCCGTCAACAAGCAACTCGACGAAGCCACGCAGAAGGCCATCGCGTTCTGGCAGTCGATGGGCGCAGACAACCCGCAGGCGCAAGCGGCCATCCTGGCGCTTCAGAACACGCAGGACAAGATCGCGCAGACGGGCAAGGTGACGCTCGACGCGAAGGCCATCAACGATCAGTTCGCCAGCGACGCGGTAACGGGCTTCAACAGCATGGCCGAATCGATGGCCGGATGGATCGCGGGCACGAAGAGCGGGAAGGATGTCTTGACCGACATTCGCAACGCCTTCCTGAAGTTCGCCGCCGACTTCCTGAAGCAGATCGCCAACATGATCTTGAAGCAGATCATCTTCAACATGGTCAGCAGCATGTTCGGCGGCGGCGCAGGCGGGGCGGCAAGCGGCGCTGGCGGTCTAGGTGGTGCCATTGCTGGTGCGGTGAAGCATAGCGGCGGCATGGTCGGCGAGGCCGGGATTACCCGGTCGGTGTCGCCGGCACTGTTCGCCAATGCCGTGCGGTATCATACGGGCGGGTTCGCAGGTCTTCAGCCGGGGGAAGTGCCAGCGATTCTGCAAACCGGCGAAGAAGTGCTCGCGCGCAACGATCCGCGCAACGCCATGAATGGCGGCGGCAGCGCAGGCGCATCGGCTGCACCGAAGATCATCAACGTGCTCGATCCGTCGCTGGTTCAAGACCACCTGAGCAGCAGCGCTGGCGAAGAAGTCATGATCAACGTGATCCGGCGCAACGGCTCGGCCATCAAACAAATTCTGAGCGAGGCATAACGTGGCATTCACTACTGGCACGGCAGCACATCACGCCGACCTTATCGACAAGCTGCGGCAATGGCTGGTCGGTACGGTCGGCTGGACCGAAATGTACTGGAAGCTCGGCGCATCCGTCACGGACGAAACCTTCCTGGTCGTGAAGGGGCCGGGCGCTGGCGCAGGTCGCGAAGTGTACGTCACGCTTCACGCGACGGCGGACGCGGCGGCACCGTACTACAGCATCGGCATTCGCGGTGCGATCGGCTATCAGGCCGGCGCGGCGTGGGGCAACAATCCAGGCGAAGGGCCGCCGACCTATCTGAACCTTTGGCAGAACCCGATCAACTACTGGTTCTATGCCAACGCGCGTCGGTTCGTGATCATCGCGAAGTGCTCGACGAACTACATGAGCGCTTACGCCGGCATGTTCCTGCCGTGGGCCGACCCGACGCAGTATCCGTTTCCGCTGTACGTGGCCGCCGATTGCGGGGTCAAGACCGGGTGGAACACCGTGAACTCCGCACGCCGCATGTTCTGCGATCCGGGCTACTGGAACCTGGGCGCAGGCGTCATTCGTGACACTGACGGGATGTGGCAGAACGTGTTGAACCAACAGCAGGGCAATTCCAACGACTTCACTTACGGCCAACGACGAGGCGCAGCATATTTCTTGTGGCCGTGGGCCAGCGGGTCTGAGAACGACTTCGACGACAACGGTTGGGCCGGTCGAGCAAGTGGCAATACTGTCGGCGGTGCGGTGGACGCGATCGTGCCGACTAAGCAGGGTGAACGGCTGATCGTGCCGGCCCACATCAACCACACACAACGGCCCGCGCTCGGTGCGCTCGACGGCATCTATATGCCCTTCGGGTCCGGACTTGTGACCGAGCAGACTGTAGCGGCAGGCGGAAAGACATTGCGTGCTTTCCAGAACATCCATCGCAACAGCGCGAATGACTTCTTCCTGATCGACGAGGTTTGAAATGGCTTATCAAATGGGCGGTGGCGGCGGCGTAGTGGATTTCGTGACCGCGCTCGGAAATTTTGCCGTGGCGAATGGATGGACGAAGGTGAAGAGCGGCGTAAATGCGGACGGCGGGTATCTGTTCATCGAAAAGAATCTCTGTCATCTCGCGCTTCAATACTTCAACACGATCGCTTGGTACGTAGACCAATATACCGGGACGAGCCAAGGGACGGTCAGACTGCCGAATCACGGGTTTCAAGCGACCGTAAATCGGTCGATCGATGCGTCGAAGACGACATTTTGGCAGCATCCCGGATTCCCGCGAACGGACAGCACCAACTCGACGTATTTCTCTACTCAGGTGTGGGATTTGACCGGGCCGCTCGTCGCTTGGCATTTCTTCAGCAATGCGACTGGTGACTATATCCACGCGGCGGTGAACACGCAGGCCGACCGATGGGTCCATTTTTCGTTCGGGCACATCGACAAGGGGGCGCTCACGCATGGCGGGGCCGCCTATGTCACTGGCACGAAGAATCCGTGGTGGCGTGACAGCAACCAACCCGACCCAAATCACAACAGCTATACGTACAATAGGCCGCAATGGCACAACTATCCGTTCGCTGGCGTCAACTCGAACCTGTACGTGCCCGACGCATTCCCAAGCGGCTTCACCGACATTGTGAACAGTCAAAACTGGAACACGCAGCAGTCGCTTCACTACAAGACCATGCAGACGCGCATGCGGCCCGACACATTTCCGGAAAACACCAACGGTGCCTGTCCGCTCGATCACGTCGTTGCTGCGCATGTGCCTTCCTGGTCGGGCAACGTGCCGCTTTACGGCGCTCCGTCGATGACGAAGCACTATTCGGACGGCCGCATTTGCGCGATCGGCATGTATCCGGATGTGCGCTTCCTGAACATGGAAGGCATGCTGCCGGGGCAGGAGATCAACCTGAGCGGCGACGTGTGGAAGGTCTTTCCGATCACGCGTCAAGAATCCTGGGCGTCAGGTGGCCGCGTGTTCATTCTGACGAGCGGGCAATACGCGATTGCCTACAAGAAGATCACTTGATCATGGCCGATTCTCTCATCGCTTATGACGTAGCTCCAATCGTCGGGACGTGGGGCGTCGCGTCGGATAAGCCGCTCGTCGGCGCGTTCGAGGCGTATGTGCCGACGCGAGCGCCGCGCCCGAGCGGCACGTTCAACACGCCAATCGCATCGCTACCCGGCGTGCCGGGGTGGCTCGAACGCCAAGACTATCTGTACGACTACTATTTCCGCATCTGGCTCATCCCGTCCGGTCAGCTTGACATCGGCGGCCTGTCGTCCGAGCAGCACATTGCGATCCTCGTGTGGAATGCTTTCCCGGATGGGCCGAAGACCCTGCGTGCGCTCGATGTCGAAGGTATGGACGAAAACAGGCTGGTCGGCCCCGGCAACCCGCCGCTCGTCTTCGGGCCGCTGGAATTCCAGAACTACACGCTGATCCTGTCGGAGAACGGCACGCCGGTCATCGACGTGAACATGATCTGGCGTTTCGACGGCGAGCGTCCGCAGCAGCTTGAAGTCACGGGCTTCCGCGCGAAGACGTGGGCGATCCCCGTTGATTGGCGAAACCCGCCCGTCGATCGCTTCGAGTGGCTGACCGACGTGCAGGAGTCCCGATCTGGTTTCGAACAGCGCATGGAACTGCGCCAAGCGCCGCGCCGCACGATCGAGGGTACGTTCGTCGTGACCGGTCAAGACCTCGGATGGTTCGACGCGATGCTGTTCTCGTGGGGGGCACGCGGCTTCCTGCTGCCGGTCTGGTACGACAAGACCGTGCTTTCCAAGCCGCTCGCGAACGGCGAGGATCGCGTCTATTGCGACACGACCGATCGCGAGTTCACGGCGGGCGGCTTCATCCTCATCGGCAACGACTTGCGCACGGCCGTCGCGATGCAGGTCATCGACGTTTATCCGGATGGCGTGCTGTTGAAGCGCCCGGTGTCCACTGGTCAGGCCAAAGGCACGTTCACCTGGCCGGCTCGGCAATGCCGCGTGGTCAACCCGGTCAATCAGACGCAGCACACGGCCGGCGTGATCGAGATGCGCGTCACGTTCGAGATCACCGACCAGGACGACATCCCGCCGATCCCGAGCGACACGATGCTGAACGGTTCTCAGGTTCTCACGCGCGAGCACAACTTCCTCTACACGATCGACCGCACGTATGCGCGCAAGCTGACGATTCTCGACAACTCGACCGGCCTTCCGCAATGGATCGACCTGAGCAACTGGTCGCAGATCACGCGGCAAATCAAGCTGATGCTGAAGGACCGCGCGAACCGCCGAAACTTCATCGGCTGGCTGTCTTCTATTTCGGGCCGCTTAACACCATTTTGGCGTGAAGACCGCGAAACATTGTTGGAGATGACCGACAATCAGGGCGTCGGCGAGACCGCGCTGCTGCACATCAAGCCTGTCGGTTTCCCGACGCTGCTGTACGGCCAGCCTTGCCGCATGGCGCTCGTTCTGCGGCACAAGTCCGGTGCGGTGTATTATCGACGCATCTTGGCCGCGCAAGTCGATGTCGCGACCGGCGACGAGCTTCTTACGCTCGATACGAACTTGCCGGCCAGCGTGCCTTCGGACTGGCTGCTGATTTCTTACCTCGAATTTGTACGCCTGGACGCTGATGCGATCGAGATCGCGCATCGCAGCGACGAAGTGTCCGAAGTGCAGTTCGCTCTCAGGGGGATCAAACAATGAGCTTCCTCAGTGCTGAGACCAGTATTTTCGGCGGCCGGCCCATCGAACTCTACGAGTTCAAGCGGGGCACTCAGATTTGGCGCTTCTGTACCGCGCGGAAGAACACGATCTTCAACGGCAACGTCTTCCAGCCGACCTACATCAAGCGTGACAATCTGCGTTCGACGAGTGCGAACGGGCGTCAGGCACTCAACGTCACCGTGGCCGCGACCAATCCGATTCCGGTGAGCTACATCGGCGGCATGCCGGCGCAGGTCACGACGCTGACGATCTACCGGCAGCACGTCGGCGAGCCGGAAGTCGGCCAGGTGTGGGGCGGCCGGATCGTGAACGTCGAGTTCTCCGGTGACGAGGCCGTGCTGAAGTGCGAGCCGATCGGCACGGCATTGCGGCGCATTGGTCTGCGCGCGTCGTATCAGGTGCTCTGCCGCCATGCGCTGTTCGGCCCGCACTGCCAGGCGCTTGACAACCGCATCTCGGGCAACGTCGCGCAGGTCATCGGGCAGAACGTGACGGTGGGCGGCTTCACGCTGCCGCCGCAGGCCAAATACTTCGCTGGCGGTACAATGCGTCACGGCGACGATGCGTGGCTGATCGTCGAGCAGAACGGCGTGGTGTTGACGCTCTCGCAGCCGCCGATTGGTCTGAAGTCCGGCGATGCGATCTCGCTGTCGGCAGGATGCGATCATACGGCCTACGGCGAGAACGGCTGCAAGAAGTTCAACAACCTCGACAACTTCGGGGGCTACCCGTTCATGCCGAAGCGCAATCCCTTCGGTAACAACCCAATCGTTTGAGGACTGATCATGTGGATTCAACTGATCATCGCGCTCGTGATGCTGGTCATCTCGTACCTGATCATGCCGAAACCGAAGCGCAACGACCCGACCGTACAAGCGCTGAAGGACGACGACTTCCCCCTGGCCGACGAAGGCAACGAAATCCCGGTCGTGTTCGGCGAATGCGTGCTCGCGGCTCCGAACGTCGTGTGGTGGGGCGACGTGAAGACGCGCGAAATTCGCAGCAGCGGGGGCAAGAAATGATCATCACGACCAAAGACCTTCAGCCGGTCAGCTATTGCGCGCGTGGCGCTCGGCGCTGGTTCGCAGAGCACGGCCTAGACTGGTCGAAGTTCGTATTCGAGGGATTGCCCGAGGAAGACATCCTCGCGACCGGCGATCCGATGGCGATCAAACTGGTTGAAGAAGCGCGGCGTCGAGCCGCAGAGGAAGACAAATGAGCGGCGGCGGAAAAGGCGGCGATCAGCTTGTCGGTTACTGGTACGCGGTCGGGATGCACATGGTCTTGTCGAATGACCGCGTGGATGAACTCGCGCGGATCATGGTGGGCGACAGGATCGCATGGTCGGGCAGCGTCACATCGAACCAACGGCTCTACATCAATCAGCCTGAGCTATTTGGCGGCGAGTCTCGCGAAGGCGGCATCCAAGGCAACGTCGATATTATGTTCGGCGACGCCAATCAGCCGTGCAACGACTACCTCGTGGCAAGGTGCGGTGGCGGTCCTGCCATCGGTGATCCGAATGCACCGCCGCTCGCGAACGGCCTTCGGGTCGGCTCGGATGGCAAGGTCTATCTGCCGGATGGCACGCCGCTGAACGGATACAACCTGCCGACTGGCGCTGGCGGTGGTGCCGGCGTGTCGGGTTTCATCCCGGCCTTCCGTGGCGTCCTGTCGGTCGTGCTGCGGCAGGTATGGGTCGCCGCGATGAACCCGTACATCAAGCCGTGGTCGTTCCTCGTGCGACGCTACCCCAAGGTGCTCGGGACGGAATTCAGCAAGATCGGCACGGACGCGAACCCGGCCGCCATCATTGCCGAATGCCTGCTGAACAGCGATTGGGGTCTAGGCTACCAGTCGTCAGCACTCGACATTCCCTCGTTTCAAGCAGCGGCGGCCACGCTGAAGAGCGAGGGCTTCGGCATGTCGCTGCCGTGGACGAAGCAGAAGAGCGTTGACGAGTTTATCGGCCATATCCTGAGCACGGTGGACGGCTATCGCTACACCGATCCGACGAACGGCAGGATCGGCATTCGGCTCGCGCGGAACGACTACGACCGCGACTCGCTGCTGGTGCTCGACGACACGAACATCGACACCATTCAGCAGTTCGCGCGGCCTGATCCGTCCGACGTGATCAACCAGGTCACGGTCACGTTCGTCGAGCGTCCATCGTGGGGCGAGAAGGACGACAAGGGCAATCCGACCGGGCAAACGATCCTGAAGAACGTCGATCGCTCGATCACCGTGCATAGCGGCGCGAGTATCGAGATGGTCGGTCAGATCAACGCAACCTCGGTCGATTATCCGGGCATCCCGAATATCCAGATCGCGGCACGCGTCGCCATGCGCGAACTCGGTGCGCGCACGCGCGGCCTCGCCACGGTCAAGTTCGTCGCCAACCGCACGGCTGCTCAACTGAAGGGCGGTGACGTGTTCAAGCTGAACTGGCCGCCGCTCGGCATCAGCGGCATGGTCCTGCGGGTCACGGAAGTCGATTACGGTCTGCTGACGGACGGGCGGATCACGATCTCGGCCGTGGAAGACGCCTTCAACCTGCCGAACACGACCTACGTGGGCGGCTCGGGCAGCGCGTGGGTCGAGCCGGCCGAGGACGTGAAGCAGATCGCGAACTCGGTCTTGTTCGAAGCGCCGTACTACGTCGTCGCGACGACCGCGAGTGACAACGACACGGCGCTGGCAAGCCTTCCGGTAGGCTATGCGTTCCTCGGCGTCGTCGCCGCGCGTCAGCAGAACCAGGCGACGAACTACTCGATCTGGCAAAAGCTCAGCGGCGTGTACGTCGAGGACGCGAAAGGTGGCTACACGCCATACGGCACGCTCGATGCTGCGATCGACGACATCACCGACACGCTCACCGTGACGTGGATGGACCTGACGAACTACGTGCCGAACAGCTACGCGTTCCTCGGCAGCGAGATCGTGTGGATCACGAGCATCAACAACAAGACGGTCAAGGTCGTTCGCGGCGTGATGGATACGGTGCCCGTCGCGCACGATGCCGGCGAGACGTTGTGGCTGGCTGGCGGAACGGCCGCGCTCGACCAGAAGACCGTGTTCCTGTCCGGCCAGAACGTGCCGGTCAAGCTACAACCGCGCACGCCGTCGCAGGTCATGGCGTTGTCCACGGTGGTCGAGCGAACGATCCGCTTCGTCGGCCGCGCGCAGCGTCCGTATCCGCCCGGCAACATCAAGATCAACAACGTCTACCGGCCGAAGAAGGTCATGGGGCCGATGACGATCTCGTGGGCGACGCGCAATCGGCTCACGCAGACGGGCGGCCCGGTGGCGCAGACGGACGGCAATATCGCGGCCGAGGCCAACACGACCTACAACGTCACGATCAAGCAGCGCGTCGATAGCTCGGCTGCATGGTCTACAATCGAGACGACCACGGGCATTACCGGTACGTCATACACGCCGACGAACACGCCCGCCTGTACGCAGGTTCGAATCGAGATCAGTGCGCGCCGCGACGGCCTCGACAGCTTTCAATCACAGATCCTCGAATTTGACTACGCCGGCTACGGCGTGGGCTACGGCAACTACTACGGAGGGGTTTAATCGTGCCTAAGAAGACTACACCGCGTCTTGGAATCGCCTACGGCTGGACGCTCGGCGAAGGTCCGTGGAACGTGGACATGGACGCCAACATGAAGCTCATCGACGCGCTGCTCGGCGGCGGAACGGTGATCTCGAACACGACCACGGCTTCGGGTGCTTCGGTGACGTGGGACGCGGCCAAGACGACTGCCGGAGTGACGCTCAGCAACGGCAATCTCACGGCCGCCACGCCTGGGCCTACTTTGAAGGGTACTGTTGCGAATACGGGATTGGTGGGTAAGACCTATCATGAAGTCACGCTCGTATCGGGCGGTCTGAGCGCCAATGCGTCGATCGGTATCGGCCCGCAAGCCGTCGATCTGACCAAGACGATCGGCTGGAACGGGAGCCCCGACTCGGCCGGTCTGCAAATCGGCGGAACGAAAATCTGGTACAACGCCGGACAAGGCAATATCGGCATGCCCGGCGCGGTGGTCGGCTCGGTCATCGGGATTGCGTTCGACGCGGCCACGCGCAAGGTATGGTTCCGCGTCAACAACGGCAACTGGAATAACGCCGCAAGCGGTCAAGACCCGGCGACCGGGGCGGGTGGTTACGTCATCACTGGAACGCAGGCGCTTTATCCGGCGCTCACGTCGGATGTCGCCAACACGTTCACGGCGAACTTCGGCGGCTCGACCTTCGCGTATGCTGCTCCTGCCGGCTTCGTGTCGCCGACCGCAGCGGTTGGCGGTGCGCAACCAGGCGACGCCTATATCATCCCGGCAAACGCGACTGGCACGTGGGCGGGCAAGACCAACCAGATCGCCATCTGGATCGACAATGTGTGGGCGTACATCGTGCCGAAGCGTGGCCTGCGCGTCGAAGTGCAGAGCGCGGGCGGTTTCATGTGGTTCAACGGTACTGCCTGGGTGGCAGAGGCGACCACGGGCCTCGGCACGATGGCTACGCAGAACGCGGATGCAGCGGCGATAACCGGTGGGACAATCGATGGGACCACAATCGGGCTAACATCGCGTGCCCTAAAGGTTAATTCTGTTACCGGGGACTTTTCTTATACCGATCCAAGTTCTGCTCCGACAATGTATCTGACGCGCAACCTGAATAGAACGGCTGCGGCATCAGACATTCCGTCAGCACTTCAGTTCGCCTTTAGTGATTCGAGTACGGCCAATCGATTGTCCGCTCAGGTCTTCCGCCTGTCCTATACGCGGACGAGTGGCGCTACAGGTATTCCGACTGCGTTCGATTCGCTGCTGACAATCGCCACGCCCCTGATTCAAGAAAACGCAGGACTTGCTCTGCGCGCCATGGCGGTCGAAGGCCCAACCGTGGCGGCGGGGAAAAACCTCGACACGTTCGAAGGATTGAGGATTGGGGCATCAGGTGGCGCAGGCACCGTCACCAATAAGACCGCAATCATTGTCGAAGCGAATGCGGGAGCGGTTGTTGTCGGAGCGGCCAATAACGATAAGGAGGCGCTCTTCGAAGTATTCGGAAACGCTAAAGTGACGGGGCCGCTTAAGCACGGGCAGTACACGTTGGCTACCATGCCGAGCGCTTCTGCATATTCAGGCTACCTGATCGATGTGACAGATGCGGCGGGCGGCCCGAAGACGTGCCGCAGTGACGGCACGAACTGGAAAATTTTGAACACGACCACGACGGTCAGCTAAGGAGAAATCACATGGCACTCGAAGAACGCACTCGCCCCTATGAAACCCTGATCCGCCACAACGCAGACGGTACGATCGGCGCGCATCACCAGACCATTACGGAAATTCTTCGTGACGGCATTGTGATCAGCGCCGTGGTATCCGATCCGAAAACGATCGGAGGGTCCGATCTATCGTCTGTGCTCGGCGAAGCAACGACCGCAGCGCTCGCAGAAAACGAAACGCTGAAGAGCCGGGTCGCTGCGCTTCAGTCGCAGGTAGCAGACCTTCAGTTGCAGATAGAACAGCTTCAGAAACTAGCTGCGCCGACTGACGAAGCGGCCTGACCGGAAACTAAGTTCTCGATAATCCGCGATCACTCCCGAGCATATCGGATCAAGTGATCGCGGATTCCGTTTTGCTCGTCTTTCAACTACACTTACGGTCGTTGCAACACCAGAATGTTGTATTCGATAAGGGGCCAGAAGATGAGCGATCCAAACGCAGTGCCGAAGGACCAACGGGGCGGCCTTCGGTTCGACAAGACGATCAGTATCCCAACGCTGGTCGCTGTCGTCAGCGCCGTAGTTCCGTTGTGGTGGTGGTCAACCAGTCTCTACGCGGAACTGCGCATCGCAGACCGCGAGAACGCGCAGGAAATCCGGACGCTCAAATCCGACGTGACGCGCATCGAGAAAGCGCAATCCGACCAGGTGAGCAGCATGAAGAGCGATCTTCGCGACATCAACGCGAAGCTCGACCGGTTGACCGACCGGCTGCTGATCACCCCCGACGTGAAGGGGTGGACCCGACCATGAAGCTTCGATTGATCGACGACTGGCACAAGGCATGGAAGCTCGGCTCGGTCCAATTCGCCGCGCTGTTCGCCTTCCTGTTCAGCATCGGCCCCGATCTGCTGCACACCTGGGCCTTCATCCCCCAAGACCTGAAAGACGCACTGCCTGAAGGCACGAGCCGCTGGATCGCGGTGGCTGCGCTTCTGCTCACGCTGCTCGGCCGGGTCTTCAAGTTCGAACGCAAGACCCCGCAAGGAGAAGAACAGTGAACCTCTCTACCGTTATCACGACCGCCATCGATCCCGCGCTGCGGCTGTTGCCGAGCCGCTTTGACAGCCCGCAGGCCCGCGTGATGCTGCTGGCGATCGGCTTGCAGGAAAGCCGGTTCCGCACGCGTTTGCAGGAAGGCGGCGGCCCGGCGCGGGGCTTCTGGCAGTTCGAGAGCGGCGGCGGTGTGAAGGGGATCATGACCCATCCGAGCGTCGCGCACCTGACCAATGCCGTGTGCGAGAAGCGCAACGTCCTGTTCTCGCGACCGGCGATCTACAAGGCACTGGCCGAGGACGACGTACTGGCCGCCGCGTGCGCCCGCCTGCTGTTGTGGACCGATCCGAAGGCGCTGCCGTCGCGCGGTGACGAGGCTGGCTCGTGGGCGCTGTATCAGCGCGTATGGCGGCCCGGCAAGCCGCACCCCGAGACCTGGCCGGCGCTGTACCGCATGGCCGTCACGCAGGTCTACGACACGCCTGCCGTCGCGCAGGGGGCCGTATGAACCTGATCCTGTCGAAGATCGGCAGTTGGTGCGCCGCCGCGTTGGCGGCGCTTGCCGTTGTGGCCGGCGTCTTCGCTTACGGCCGCAAGAAGGGCGCGGACGCCGAGCGGAAGAACACCGATCTCGTGAAGGCGCAGGCCGAGGCCGAGCGTCAGCAGAACGCGGCGGCCGACGCGAAGGCCGATGCTGCCGCCAACCAGGCCGTCGCCGACGCCGCGCAGCAGCGCCGCGAGATCGACAATGAGACGGCCGCCATGCAGCCCGGCGAGGCTCAGAAGGACTTGCAGGACAACTGGTCTCGCGACTGAACGGAGGACGCCATGCGTACCCTGATCGCTGTCCCGTTTTTGCTCACCTTGGCCGCGTGCTCGACCACGCCCGAGCCGGTGATCATCGAGAAGACGCGCGTGGTCGATACCGGCTGCGACTGGACGAAGGCTATCTACATCAGCCGTGCCGACGTGTTGACGGACGGCACGGCTGAACAGATTCGCTCGCATAACGTCGCGGGCGAAAAGCGCTGCGGGTGGAAGCCCGTCAGCAAAAAGTAGCAATGACGTTCTTTTCCATATCGGAGATTTTCATGAAATCGATTTTCAAGAGAGTGTTGTTCTCGGTCGTTGCAGCCGTCGCCGTTGCGGTGTGTGGCACGTCGGCCTTCGCGCAAACCGCACCGCTCGAATTCAGCGGCGCACTCGCCAAGGCACCGGACGCCAAGGCTCCCGAACTGCGTGCGCCGGCCCCGCCGCTGTCGCGCATCATCATGTTCGCGGTCGGCTCGTCGAACTGCGGGTGGGAGTACATGACCACGATCGGGCAAATCTCGACGACGTGCGATCATGGCGGCGCTCAACTGCGCGCAGTGGTGCAGGAGATCGGCTACGGCGGCACGCCGATCGCGTGGATGCAAGGCGGCCTGCTGCCGAACTCGGCGAACTACCTGAACGAAGCCATCTGCATTGTGAACGGCTACTACACGACGGCGTGCCCGAACGGCGCAACGATCGTCGGCTGGTATCGCTACTTCAACCTGGACGGCTATCAGAACGGCCAGTTTCAGGAGCAGAACACGTCGATCGTGTCGCCGTTCAACACGCTCAGCACGTTCATCAACATCCTGTAATCGCTGCTCGCTGAAGTGAGAAAGGCCGGGTCATCGCCCGGCCTTTTTTTTACGCCTTCAGATCGAGGCCGGCGACGGTGCCCTGTAGCTGCTGAAGCGCGGACAGCGTGCGCGAGAAGACGGCGGCGCTCTTGTCGTCATGCCGCGAGTTCGCGCCGTCGATCGCCGTGCGCAGCGCCGAGAGAGCGTCGAAGGGCGAACTGTCGTAGGTGGCCGCCGAGGGGCCGCCGTTGCCGGCGTAGGTCGTGGCCGCTGGCCCCATCATGCCGACTAGACCGCTTGAATCGTCGAGCGATAGCTTGCCGCTCTTGATCAGCGAGTTCACGGTGTCGCGCAGACTGGATCGCGACGTGCTCGTGAAGTCGAGACCCTGGCCGCTGGCTTGCTGGTTGTCGTCGGTCGAGCCGGCCGGCGCACGCGCGGCCTGAAACGTCGTCTGCGGTGGGAAGTACGGCGTAGCCCCGATTCTCATGATTCCTCCTTGTCGGTTGGCTCGACGAGGGTATGGAGCAAGTCTTGCGCCAAGCTGGTCCTTTGATTTCCCGACGTTTCTGCCGCGAGTGCGTCAGGCTGTCGCGGCAGGGTTGAGCGGTGTCACGGCAAGATTTGCCGCGTGAGGCTAGGCGGCTTCCTTCCAGACCTTCCCCTTGCGGATGCTGCGGATCAACGTCCTGCTCACGTTGTAGAGCCGTGCGAGCGCCGAAATGTTGTCCTTGGACGCCCGTATCTCGGCTACCTGCTTCTCGGTGAGCTTGTGCAGGGGTGAAGCCTCCCCACGCGTAACGAGGCCCGCCACGCCCGGCCTATCGCGTCGCAGACGCCTTGTGCGATGGGCGGTCGTCGGCTTCTCGCGCTCGATCGGCGTCGAGATCACCGGAAGCCATTTCCAGCCTTCGTACTTGTTGCCGCTCTGCCGTAGGTGCGTGTAGCGCTGAAGGCTTTTCCAGCTTCGGTGCCCGGACACGGCCGCGACGTGCGGGATGTTCCAACCCATTTCGAACAGACGCGATACGCCGTCATGGCGCAGATCGTGGAAGTGCAGGCGCTTTTCTTCCGGCATCTCTTCCGTGTTGATGCCGAGCAGGTAGCACGCCCGCGTGAAGGCCGCGCCCATCGCGTCGGGGCTGTAGGGGAAGATTTGGTCGGCGACACGCGGCATGGCCTCGATGATCGCGATAGCCTCGGGCACCAGATCGCACCACACGTCGTTCCCGACCTTCTCGCCGGGGTTCTTCATATCGCGGACCAAGACTCGCTTGCCTTCCTTGTCGTAGTCGTCCCACGCGATGCGCGCGATCTCGTCCATGCGCCGCGTCGAGAAGATGGCAAAGCCGATGACGTAGTGCATCGGGTTCGACGACGGGCGGCGGTGGTTGCGCTCCTGGAAATGCGTCATCAGCTTGTCGAGTTCTTCGAAGGTCGGACGCCGATCGCGTTCCTGGCTCTTGCCGATGATCCCCATCTTGCGGGCGACCAACCACGCGTCGTCCATCTGCTGATCGTCGAGCGGGTAGCCCCACATCGGCCGCGCGACCGTGAAGATTGAGCCGAGGAACGACAGGTAGCTACTGCGCGTGGCCGGGGTCACGTCGAGTTCCTGAAGGAAGGCGACGATGACCGTGCTCGTGATCTGCGAGCAGCGCTTGTCGGCGATGTCGTGGGTCTTGATCGTCCGTAGCACCTGAGCCTTCGTGCGACCATGCTCCTTCTCGGACTCGGCGAAGTACTGGTCGATCACGTCGCGCAGTTTTGGGTCTTCACCCTTCGGCCGTTCGAGCGCCCCCGGTTTCGCCAGTTCACCTTCGCGCTTCTTCATCCACGCGCTCGCGGCCGATCTGCGATCGAATGTTTGCGCCTCGGTGAAGATCACCTTGCCGTCCCGCTTCAGTCGGATTTGCGCGGTGTAGCCGAATGTCCCGTTTCCGCGCTTTCTCTTCGTTATCGTACCCATCAGTGCTACAAGACCTCCTTCGGTGCTACGCGGTAGCACTAGCAGGTCAAAAACGGGCTGAAAAGTGCTACAAGAGACGGAAATGCGACGAGCAGTAGATGCGGGAAAGTATTGAAAAATCAACGAGAATAACGAATTTGTCGCCTTGGCGGTTTGCTATTGCACCCATGATGGATTGGACCGACTTTCGGTCTAACGAGTTGAAAAGACTCGCTGTTTCTAGCCGATCCTGACACTGCGTAGCACTGGCGTAGCACCGCTTCAGCGCTGTAGCTGCCGGCATCCAATTGGACCGAATGGCACTCACTAGGTCAGCGGCTCGTTGTCAGCAGCAGCACGAGCCCGAACAGAAGTGCCACTTCAAACTGGCTGCCGTCCACTGTTGAGAAACGCGGTGACGCCATTAAGCAAGGCTTCGTAAGCGAATCACTCTATGATATGGGCTGATTCGTCGGTCTGCGGCGTGTCAGGGGGTTCGCGTGCTCAAATTCTACGAATTCTTTGCGGGTGGGGGCATGGCGCGAGCCGGGCTTGGGCAAGGCTGGCAGTGCCTCTTTGCAAACGACTTCGACCACAAGAAGGGCAAGGCTTATTGCACCAATTGGGGCGACCAGGAGTTGAAGGTTGCCGACGTAGGCTCTTTGGCCCCGAAAGACCTTCCTGGTTCCGCGCACTTGGTTTGGGCTTCATTTCCGTGTCAAGACCTCTCCCTCGCGGGCGCGGGCGCGGGCTTAAAGGGGGAGCGCTCCGGTACGTTTTGGCCTTTCTGGAAACTAATGAAGGCCACAATGGCGGATGGGCGCGCACCGGAAATCATCGTGCTAGAGAATGTATGCGGCACGCTCACATCGCATGGCGGCAAGGACTTCGCTACGATTTGCGGGGCTCTGCAACAAGCGTCGTACAGATTCGGCGCACTCATAATCGACGCGGAGCTATTCGTTCCGCAGTCGCGCCCGCGACTTTTTATCGTTGCTGTGCGAGAGGATGTTTTCATCCCCGAGGAACTGTTATCCGCACAACCGTATGATCCGTGGCATACGCGGGCCTTGCAAAACGCTCAGGGTAAGCTGCCGCCAAAGAGTAGGGCAAATTGGATATGGTGGCATCTTCCCGAACCGCCAAGACGCAACACGACCTTTGCCGATATCATTGAAGAGAATCCGCAAGGCGTCGAGTGGCACACCCGCGAAGAGACGGCGCGGCTTCTTCGAATGATGAGCGATATCAACCGGGCCAAGGTCAACCTCGCGAAGCAATCGGCCAAGCGCATGGTTGGCGGAATTTACAAGCGCACACGTCTCGACGAATTCAAACGCAAGGTGCAGCGCGCGGAAATTCGATTTGATGATATCTCGGGTTGTCTCCGCACTCCGGCTGGCGGTTCAAGTCGGCAGTCAATCTTAGTTGTGCAACGTGACAAGGTTCGCTCTCGCCTGATATCTAGTCGCGAAACGGCGCGCCTCATGGGCTTGCCTGACGATTACAAGCTCCCTGAGAACTACAACGAGGCGTACCACCTGACCGGCGATGGTGTGGTCGTTCCCGTAGTCCGCCATTTGGCTCATCATCTTTTTGAGCGAATTCTTGGAAGTCCAACGTCGGCAAAGGTCGCCGCATGAATATCATTCCGTGCGAGCAGAACGCTGAATTGCGGAAAAAGATCGAAGAGTATTCAGATGTGCTGAAGGCTGAAGGCCATAAGCTCGGCCTTCACGGCTTAGGCGAAGCGGAATTCTATAATAGTGGCGTGTTTCGGGGCGCTATCGAACGCATTCGCGGCCAGTTCTCAGCTACCATGCGTGAGAAGCGGGAGTTTGTTCAGCGCGTCCTAAACTATATGCAGGATAACCACTTCATCAAAGAGTGGGAGTCATCCGGCGAAGCCAACCGGCACGATTATTCCGTGACGCTTCCATCAGATCGTGTCGCTGTCATCGAGCTAAAGGGTTGCTTGGATGGCAACAACACGAACATCTTTCAGCGTCCGGCGAATGCAAATGAATTCATCGTTTGGAGCGTCTGCACGAATCCCGGCGCAGACCCGAGGCATAACGCATGGTCGGGTATCCACACGCGCCTTTCCACCGAGATCATTACACGGCAAGAACTGGTGGACGGCTGCATTATTTGGGACATGGTTTGCGCCACCATTGGACGGCCTTGCCCAAAGGTTAAGGACGCACCTCAACTGATCACAGAAATTGGACCATATAAGTTGCCGCCGCCGTGCATATATCTTTTTCCAGGCACGATTCCGCAGCCGCGCACTAATCCCGCTCCGAAAGCGCAACCGATTGAAAGTGTGCATTTCTTAAAAGCGCTCCATGAATGCTTCAAAGGCGGCGACTCTGAATTGAGCTATGTCGATTTCGACGTGGAGTACAAAGGGTCGGATATCATCCGAACGACGCGCATCAGACGCGGATCAGAGTCTAGAGAGTCGAGTCCAACCGCAATCCGCCGAACATAACAGAGTTGCAGCGTGGCAATTGATCTTAGCTTTCGAAGGAAAGCGGTACGCACGCTCACCAATGAAGTTGGCGTTTATATCCTCTGCGATCTAGATCAAACGCCGATTTATGTCGGCCAGTCCTCAGATGGCATTCGGGCGAGAGTCAATCGCCATCTAACTTCAGCCCGATCCGATATCATCGCCAATCGCCAAATCGACGTTTGGGAAATAGCTTGGGTGTGGGCGTTTCCCTGCAAAAATCCAGCCGAGCGATCAGAGCTTGAAGCAAGGCTCTTTCACTATTGGCATCCAAAGAGCGCTTTAATGAATGGCAGCATTCCAGCGCAGCCTAAGACAAAGAAGCCGATCCCGAAGCCAACGCAAATTGTGCAGGTAATGAGCGATGCGGAGATAGATGAGAAAAAAGACCCGGCGCTCCGACTCCCCAGGCAGGCCGAACGGTACTCCGAAATCGTGAACCATTTCATATCCGTCAAGAATAGCAAACAGATTGCGCGAGCAATGGAGGGGCATTTCGCGCGGCTCTTGAAATATCATAAGATGCTGATTGGTTCTGCGGAGAGCGACAATGAAACGGAGGAATGATGGATCGCTCAGCCATCATGCGGGCCGTTCATTCCGAAAATACGTCGCCTGAAATCCTTATCCGAAAGCTCATTCATTCTCTTGGATACCGTTTCAGGCTGCACGGCCGAAACTTGCCTGGCCGACCCGACCTTGTGTTCGCATCGCGCAAGAAGGTGATTTTCGTCCACGGTTGTTTCTGGCATGGACACGATTGCAAACGCGGCGCGCGGATTCCGAAAACTAACGTCAGCTATTGGAAGGCTAAGATTGCACGAAACCGCGAACGCGATTCGAGCAACAACGAGCAGTTGCGGCGTGACGGATGGGAAGTTCTTGTTATTTGGGAATGCGAGACGCGCGAAGTGCCGAAATTGACGGCTCGCTTGCGACGGTTCTTGAAATGAGTGTTGCCCGTCTACCAGTTAAACGAACCGCATCAGCGCTGTAGCTGCTGGCACTCCTTCACGGCGGCGCTGCGCCGCTCGTCGAGATAGGCGGCCAGGTCGATCAGGTGCACGCCCTTCGCGGCCTTCTGGCTGCTCTCCATGCGAACGAGCGGGATCGCGATCTCGCCAGCGCTGACCTTCCGCACGAACTTCTCGACGGTCAAGTGGCTGAAGAAGTCCCGGCAAACGACATCGACGGGAATGATCGGCTGGCCCTCGTAACGAGCCATTAGCAGGAACGCCGTGGTCGTCATCAGGACGGCTCCGCTTGCTTGTCGCCCTTCACCCATTCGATGACCACGGACGGGAGCCAGCGTGGCCGCGTAAGCCCTTCAACGCGGGGCGGAAGCTTGTCGGGAGCCTGCGACACCATGCGGGCTACGGTCTTGTCGCTGTAGCCGAGGAAGTCGGCCAGGTCGCGGGTGGTCCAAAGGCGTGTGTCAGTCATGAAAAATCCCTACCGGCGATTCGTGATCGTCGTCGGTAGGGATAACAACAGATTGTTGTTCCCACAACAGGGAAGGTTATAGGCCAGATCGTCGCACTTCCTCGTCGATCGCGGCTGAGATCAGGCGATCGACGGTCGCTTGGTCGAGATGCGACGGCTCGATCTCACGCAGGTAGGCCCGATCCTCGGTGGTCATGTCCTCGACGCGGGACGCGAGGATCGCGACCGGGTTCCCCGATTCGACATCGCGGAAGAAGCGCATCTTCGGGAGCAGTCGGTGATCGTCGAGACTGGACCGACCGGCATTCCCGACTTCGCCGCTGTCGAGCACGCGCTTGATGGCCGCACGCCACACGGCCGGGCTGAAGCGGCGCTCGTAGGCCGTATTCAGCGACGGTATGCGGTCGTCCAGGTTGCTCGCGCTCGGCTCGTAGACGCAGCCAAGCGCGTAGCGGGCGGCCTCGATCGCCTCGGGAGGGATGAAGACCTCGCTCATGGTCAGAGATCGTCAGCGGGGTCTTCCGGGCCGTCAGCGGGCGCTTCCTGCGCGGCCGGCTCTTCCTTGAAGACCTCGACGCCGACACGCGCGTACAGTGTCGCGGCCAGCTTCAGCAGATTTTCCTCGATCTCTGCCGAAAGCTCGCTCTGCTGATAGTGGAAGCCGCAGGCAACCGCGTCGCTGAGCACGTCGGCCGCGTTGATCTCCTTCGGGTATTTCGGCTTCGGCGGCTTGCTCGCGGCGGTCGCCTTCTTGACGTGCTTGCCGGTCGCCTTCGTCTTGCCGGTCGCCTCGGCTTCCTTGATGGCTTCCTTCAGGACGGTGGCCGCCTGACTGCCGTGCTCATTGAGCGTGTGTAGCGCGAGCGTGGACGACACCTGACCGAGCGCGATCATGTCCTGGACGGCCTTCGGTGCGGCCACGAGCGTCAGCAGGTCGCTCACGTACTTCGGCGTGTAGCCGAGCCGCTTGGCGATGGTCGCTTCGTCGAGGCCGTACCCGATCAGCCGCTTGATGTTGATGGCCTTTTCCATCGGCGTCAGCGGGTCGCTTTCGTTCTCCGTGTCGAGTTCGATGGACAGATCGATCATCGACGTGCCTTTCGGCTTCATCACCATCGGTAGCGCTTCGATCGGTGCGCCGAGCTTGATCGCACGGCCGGCCGCCTCGTGCCGACGATGGCCGCCCGTCAGATAGATCACGTCCTTGCCGTCTTCACGCGCGATGAAGCCGGTCAGCGGACAGTTCTGGTAGAACCCGTTCTCCATGATCGAGTTGGTCAACCACTCGACGCGGCGCTCGTATGCCGGCGTGCGGATGCGCGTGTTGAAGCCGGGGATGATGCGAATCCGGTCATACGGCACCATCCAAAGTGCGTGCGGGTTGGTCGCCTCGGCCGACGCCATCGCGGCCTTCAGGTTGCCGCGCGTGAGATCGATCACGAGCTTGGTGGATGGGATTTCGAGTTTTGCCATGTCGGTTCCTTAGATGGGGTGAGGGATCAGCGGCGGCGGCCGGGTTGCGGCTGCGGGATGTTCGGGCGTCCGGCGTCAAGCGATGCAACGCCGTCGATCTCTTCGGCCAGGGCGCTGATCGCCTTCAGGATCGGGCTGTTGAAGCGCCATACGCGGGCGAGCAGTTGGCGAGCGGCGGCAACCTCGTCGTCGCTCGCTTCGGCGCGGCAGAGCTTCACGTTCAGCTTGTACAGCACGGCGAAGAGATCGTTCACGTTCTGCGCGGCCCATCCGACATCAGCGACGATCGGGTAGTCGCGCTGGACGGGATCAGTCGCGGCCTTGGTCTTGATATCCGGCGCTTGCCATTTGCACGGCTCGGCCCATGACTGCCCCATGCAAAGCCGGCTCCATCTGGTCGCACTCAGGGCTTCGATTTCGCGCGCACGCTGCTCGGCGATCTCGCGGCCGTCCTGCGAAGCCGCGTCGATCTCGTGTTCGAGCCAGTTCTTGCGCAGGTAGATGATGCAGCCGGCCAGGTAGTTGATCGCGCCGAGCAGTTCCTTGACCTGACGATCGAGCGTCGGAAGCGCCATGCCTTCCGTGATCTTCTTGACGGCCTGGAAGACCATTCCGTCCGGCGAGCCGATGAGTTCGCTGACGGTCTGCATGCGCTGGCGCTCGAACGGCACGTCGCCGCCGAGAGTGTGCCGTTCCGAACCCTTGCCGTCCTGCGCCTCGTTCAGCGCCTCGATCAGCACGTCGAAGAGCTTGGTGTAGCCGCGCACGATGCGGACCTGCACCGTGCCGGCGATCTTCTTGCCGTCCGCGCCGATCTCGCCGCCGACTGCCACGCCGCGACCGATCCACCGATTGCGCTCAGCCTGAACGCCACGTTGCGTCGCTTCGGTGAGCACGTCCGTAATGCGCGCGTCGAGCGCCTTGAATTCTGGCAGATCGCGGACGCAACGCCCGTCCCCGAAGGCCGTCCGCATTGCGCTACCGAATTTGAACACAAGGTCTTCGATTTCCTTATCCACGATTTCTCCTGATCTAACGTGACTCTGGAATGATGTTTCAACAACTGATTGGTGTTTCGGATGATAGGCGACACCGCTAAGCGGTGTCAAAGCCTGTTACAAATTCAATCCACGGGATCGCCGTTGAGCCAGTTGATCGCCTTGTCGATCACGCCTTCGAACGTGCCGGCGTAGAAGCGCTTCGAGTGCGGGCTGATCGCCGGGCCGATGCGCAGGAACCAATCCTTCGTCGCGTCGTCCTGACCGACCGTGACCGGCATATCGCTGCCGTCCTCGACGTGGCCGCACATTTCGCGCAGCTTGTCGAGGCGATGCTGCGCGGTCAGCAGCTTGTCGTATTCGCCTTGGGTGAGTTGGATCATGGCCGGCCTCAGATCGACTTGCCGCCTTGCTTCAGGCGGTTCTCAACCTTGTGGTCGGCACGGCTCGCGTTGAACGTCAGCTTTTCGACGATGGCCCCGCCGAGATCGAAGCCGAGACCGCCAGCCAGGTCGAAGACGCGGATCACCGCGTCGGCCATCTCGACTTCGAGCATCTTCCGGTTCGGGAGCTTGTCGTCCATCAGGTCTTTGCGATGGCCTTCCATCGCTTCGGCGACCTCGGTAACGACGAGCATCAGCTTGGCCGACACCCACAGCTTGAAGAACTTCGGCGGCCACGTCCGCACGTCTTCGCCTGTTTCCGTATCGATCCACCAGCCGGCTTGTTCAGCGAGGCCATTGCAGTAGCCGGTAAGCCGCGTGGCTGCGGCGTAGAGGCCGTCGCGTGCGAACGTGTCGCCGATCAGTGCTTCGCGCCAGTCAAACTGCTCCTTTGCATTGCTCATGTCCTTTCCTTGTGCGCCGTAGCGCGTGGTTACTGCTCGGGTTGAAAATGCTTGCGACCGGGGGTCATTTCCCCTCGTCGCGGGTTACAGGTCGCCGGCCGGGTCGTAATCCGGGTCCGGCGTCCAGCGGTAGACGACATCTCCGAACGCTCGATCAGTGATGATTTCGAGAGTGCCGTGTTCGACGCGCTGAATGCTGATGTTCCCTTCGACTGGAATGCCGGCATTGCGCAGCTTGGCGAGCACGTCGATGTTGCCGCGCACTTCCATGCCGCCAAGCGGGTGCGCTTCATACGGGATGGTCATTTCGATCGTTTTCATACGCCAAGCCCCGAGTAGTATTCGTCCCACCGCTCGCGCCAGTATTCCGCATTGCGCTCCTGGCAATCGGCGCAGCCGGTGAACCAGTTCATGTCTTCGTCTGCGTACTGCGTGTCCTGCGGCAAGCGCTCGATCGTCTTGCTGAAGACCATGCAACACGGGCAGACGCCGAAGCGGCCAATGCGAAGCCGCTGCGTCAGGCGCATCATCAGGTTCGGCCTGAAGCGGCCATCGTCGCCCTGCACGAGACGGCCATGTAGGACTTCCGGAAAGTAGACGGGGCGCATGGTCAATGACCCTCCGGAGGACACGGATCGTTCACGTCCCACGATGCGCCGCACGAGCACACCATCTGGTCGGAATGCTGCACGGCCTTGTGCTCGACGACCCGATAGCCGAGATAGTCCTGCTGATAGTCTTCGAGCCGCTTGTTCAGCAGCTTCCGGGCCTCGGCCGTGCCGACATCCTGCACGAGCAGATGGACGGCCGCGTTCGCGAGATCGACCGCCGACCGATGCTGCTCGCGAACGATGGACTTCGGCAGCTTGATCGTGATGAACGCGTTGATCGCCATGTTGGGATTCGGCATGGTCAGATACCCCCGAGACGATGCGACGGGAACGGCAGCACGCCCGAGCGCACCAGATGCTTCGTGACGCGGTTGAGCGGATGCAGCAGGTAGCGCGTGCCGAGCGCTTCACGAGCGACCTTCGCACGGGCCGCGTTGCGCTCGCGCAGCGCCGTCAATGCGGCGTCGTCGATGACGCCGGACAGGTTCGGTTTCATCTCCTTTCTCCTGAGAGGGGTTAGAGATCGTCGTCGATCTCGGGGGCGGGTTGCTTGAATGCTTCGGACCAGTCGGTGCCGGGCAATTCGGGTAGGTCATCCAGCGGCATGCCGACGAGCATGACGTTCGGCATCTTGGGGAAATGCACGCACGTCGCCTGCTTCTCGCCTTTTCCGAGGAAGACCGCGTGGCCGAGGCGCTGATCCGTGTCGTCCCACAGCCGGCCGATCTTCGCGAGATACACCGAACTGATGCAGGCCGGGAAATGCACGTTCAGCCGACCGGCATCCGGGACCACGGCACGCCAATCCGGATAGTCCTGATCCTCGGCGACCCACGACCCTTCCTGAACGGCGAGGGTGTGCTTCGATCGTGCGACCTTCAGCCGACCCTTCGAGCCGATCGCCGTGACGCGGGCATACATGCCGTGCCGCAGCTTCATGTGGACGGGCACGGCCAGTTCGACGTTCACCGGCTCGTCGCAGTAGCCGTCTTCGTCGATACCGAGGAACATCCACGCACCGTCGCACGCGACGACGATCGCGCCGTCATCGTGCGGCTCGACGTGTATGTACTTCATGCCGGGGTATTTCTTGGCCGTGTCGAACGGCGTGTCCACATTCGCGACGAAGTGGAAGGCGAGCCGCATAAGCTCACCGTTCAGATCGATTTCCATGATGTGCGGGAAAAGTGAAGTTGTAGTGAGTATAGGTGACACTCGCAAACAGTGTCAAATATTTCTAATCGACCATAGCTCGAATGTTGTCGATCTCAACCTCGCGCGGTACGGCATTGGCCCGCATAAGCATGACGCGGACGCGAGCCGTAACGTGCGGTCCATCGGCCTTGACGATTACCTCTTCGACCCGCGCAGGCGACCAGTTGTGCTGAAGGCGGGACAGCCGAACCTCGACGCGCATCTTCTTCGGATAGAGCGCCTTCAGTTCGGTCTCGACCTGGCCGAGCCAAGATTCAGCCTCGGCGCAGGCGGCCCGCAGCAGTTCGATACGTTGGATGCGGCTCATGTGTGTGCCTTCTCGGGCTGCGCGATCGAGCGAAATGCCATTGCGGTCCCCACTTACGGCTTCAATGAAAAGGTTTCGTCTTTGGCCGCATCGAGATCGACGCGACCGCCCAAGTAGTCCGGGTTGTCGATGACATCCCACTCGCCGTTGATCTTCTTTGCGATGCGTCGGCTCGTGTACAGCACCTTCGCTTCCGCTACGACGCGCTCGTAGGGCCACACGCGGTTTTCGCGAGCGAGCCGGATCGCCAGCGCCGTAATCCCAGGTCGCCGCTCTTCGGCCTCGCGCAAACCTGCGGTGAGCGTTTCGACCTTGATCTGGTCGAGAGTCACGGTGACGCGGTTCTCGGCCGTCACGCGCACGTCTGCCTTGGCCGGCTTCGTGTTCTCGTCCTGGCCCGGCGCAACGCCGATGTAGTTCCGCCAGTAGGACCAGCCTTCGCGCGTGTGGAAGCCCCAATCGCGCTTCCACGGCCCCATGATGAACAGCGACCAGGCGGAATCACCCTTCGGAACCAACAGGCGGTGCCGATGACCCGCACGGCGGAAGACGATCGAGCCGGGACCACGCCAGATGCGACGGTAGCAGTGCTCATCCCAGGCGGCCGGCTGCGCCTGGCTCATCGGCACGATCTCCCAATAGCCGCCAGCGAGGACGATCGAGATATTCCACCACGGATGATCGTGCAGGTCGCGGCCACGGTCGCTGCGAACCGTGTGGTGGACGCGAATGCCGATTCCGCTCTTCGTCTTGTCGTAGGTGCTCGAATGCTCACCGTGGCCGGGCGGCTTACGGAGCCACCAGCGCTCCATGTAGAGCGCCCCGTCGTGGATCAGGTCGAAGTAAGGCGTGCGCTGCGCACGGCGGATGAGCCACTTCTTGATGAAGTTCGGGATGTAGAGTTTCATTTCCTTTCCTGGTTGTACTCACGCAGCACGACGCCATCCGTGCCGTAGAGCTTGGTGTTGTCGAGATATTCGGCGTGCTTGGACAGCACGTCGCAGTCGCAGAGACAGCCGCCACGCGTGACGTTGAAGCTGCATTTGTTGTGGTGGTACTCAGGCTCGACCGCGCGTGCGATCTGCCAGCCTCGCGGGAAGTCAACGCTCATGCCGGCACCTTCAACTGAGTTTCGAACCACTGCATGAACTGCTCGATGGTGCCGTGCGTGGTCTTCTTCTGACCGCGCACGCGCCAGCGGTTCTTGCGCGTGTAGAACTCGACGGTGAGCTTTTGCGGGATGCGGAAGACGTAACGATCGCCGCGATCCTCGATGCCCGCCAAGAACGCCATGCCGGGCGTACCGGTGACTTCGAAGCAGTGCATCTTGTTGATGTTGGCCTTCTTCAGCGAGTCGGTGCCGTGATTCACCTGACGGTGCGGCCGGAAGCCGCCCGGTTCTTCGAGATCGTGCATGGTGTCGTGTGAAATGAGTTGGTGGTGAGGGAATCTTAGGTGACACCGCTAAGGGGTGTCAAAGCCTGTTACAATTTTCCCGAAGGGTGGTTCGTCTGAAAAATTTGCCCCAGGGTGGTAGGGCGATTTTAATTTGGCGAAACCGTTGAAACGATTTCAGGAAAGCATGCTTTTTCCCTTGTCGGTCAGCCACGCGCCGCGCAGCGACACGCCGCACTCGATCAACCCGCGATCGTAGGCACGTTCCATCGCGCAGTAGCAGACCTTCATCGGCTCGCCCGTGCGCTCGTGAAGCAGATCGTTGAGCCACAAGCCCTTCTCGCCAGCTTCCCGCCGCGACCAAATCTCGGCCACGGTGCGGCAGATCAGATCGTCGGGGATGTCCTTGGTTGCCATACGACCGCCTATGCGGTGCGGGTGATCGCCGCGACCACGAGGATGTCGAGCGAGCGGGTGAACAGCGTGCCGGTCTCGACCGTGTAATCGCCGCTCGTGCGCTTCTTCGCGCGGGCCACGGCCGGCGAGATCAGGTTGCGCATGCGCTCGGTGGTTTCCTTGATGACTTCCTTCGTCGCCGCGTTGCCTTCGAGGCGTTCGGCCAGGCTGACGGTCTTGCTGATGTCCAGGTCGGCGATCTGCTGCGCGAGGGAAGCTTGTCGCACGTCTTCAGCGGTGGCGGTTGCCATGATTGCTCCTTGTAAGGGTTTGGGGGTGTCACGCGATGGATTCTAGGCGACACACTTCCTCGGTGTCAAATTGTGGCAAACATCGCGGCGGGTCGCTGAAAGGCACCGACAGCCCGACAGCCCGCCGAAGGGCCGAAGGGCACCGACAGCCCGACAGGTCGCCGAAGGGCACCGACAGCCCGCCGAGGCGCTGAAGGGCACCGTCAGCCCGACAGGTCCGTGAAGGGCCATTAGCCCGACGACAGCCTGAAGGGCACCTGAAGGGCACCTGGCTCGGCAGGCGGCGAATCGGCGACGCCAGGGCGGGGCGGCCGGCGACGGGCGCGGCGACGACGATCGGCGGGCGGCGGCGGGAAGCGGGGTCAGATAGGGGATAACCCCTAGTCGGCGGGGGCGGGCGATCGACGCGGTAAGGCGCGGAAAAGACTTAGGGTTTGCACCGATGAAAACCGCTTGACACTGCTAAACAGTGACAACTAAGATTCGTATCAACGCGGGGCGATCGACCCCGCTTGACTCGCAAAACAACAATCTGTTGTTTGCATAACCAAAAAGGGGTTTTTGACATGGCATCGCATATCACGCTCGCGCAAGCGTTCGAACAGTGGAACGCGGACATTAAGCCGGCCGTCATCAAGGAATACGGCCGCGACGATTACCCGGCACTGTCGGAAAGCTGGAACGATTACACCGACTCGCTTTGCAAGGAAGGCGCGTTGAATGACCTGCAATATCATCACGCGCCGGCATGGGATGACGATATCCCGGACGCGGACGACGAACCCGCGTTCATTCTCGAAAGCATGGGGGTTTCGTTCGCCTTCCTTCGGATCAACGAACGCCCGGATAGCCTCATGTCCGACATGCCGGCCGGCTCGTCGCATTGGCGCGTGTTGATCAAGCGCGGCGACAAGGAAATGACGGTTCATTACAGCATGGGGCCGGCGCACGTCGGCATTCCGGAAGCGGCGGACGTGTTCAATTCGTTGCTGATGGATACGAGCGATATCGACGGCGAAGCGTTCGAAGATTGGGCGGAAAACCTTGGTTACGATCCTGACTCGCGCAAGGCTGAACGCATTTTCAAGGCGTGTCAGGAAACCGCGTTGCACCTGCAAACGGTTTTCACGCGTAGCGAACTGGACGACTTGCGCGAGATTTTCGCGGACTTATAAACAACAAAACGCTGTATCGACACTACTTAGGGGTTACATCATGACGCGCCTTTCCACTCTCACGCCTGAATTTTCGTTCGCGGGTTTCGTATGGCCCCGCCACGTCGCACGCATGCCGAAACGGTTTGCGAGCGTCGCCGAACGCAACGCGTACCCGTGCGGCGAGTATTACCACGCGCCACGCCCGAACAGCGCGGGCAAGGGGTTCTATCTGGAATCGGACGGCATGCCGGCTTTGCGCTGGACATGGTGCGACGAGATCGACGGCGCGGGTATCCGCCATACCGGATGGTTCGCGGACGAACACGGCGACGGCGACACGATACGCGGCATTGTCTTCCGCTTGCCGCATGGTCGCGGGTTTCTGCCGGGTTGGTCTATGGGTCAGCACATGGCGAGCGAGATTGAATATTCATTCGTCTATGACGACGAGCGCGACGCGGCACGCGCGGCCGATAGCATGGCGGAAAGCGCCGCCGAACGCGAGCGCGAGTATCGCGCGAATGACGACGAACAGGGGGAGTAACGGCCATGCTTACACCCGATCAAATCGACACGGCCGCGCGTCATTTCATCATCGCCGCTATTTGGGCGGATTGCCCGGAAGGCACGCACCCCCGCGCAACGTCGCAAGCCCGCAATGCCGCATGGGTGTTTGTTGAGCGTTTCAGCGCCGCGCACCCCGATATGTGCGCCGCCGCGATGGAATGCGACGGGTACGGCTCGCACCCGGACGCGGGAAGCCCCGCCGCCGCATTCGGGCATGACCTGTTTTTGACGTGCGCCGGGCATGGTGCCGGCTTTTCTGACCGGCGCGAACTCGGCGAACTCGGCGACCGCATCAGCGACGCAATCCGCGCCGAGTGGCGGCGGTGGCATCTCGAAACGGAATTCTATCGCGGCTGGCTGTATCTGCACGCGGCGGGGGTATGACATGGCAAAGTATCGCGTAACGGTCGATTTTTCGAACCCGGTTGCACGGGCCGGCCTGCATGAGATTGAACGCGGCGGCCCCGTGCGGATGTTCAGCACTGGCACGCTACACGAAGCGGTCGCGCATCGGAATATCGCGCTGTTTGCGGCCGGCCGCGCCATGCAGCAAGGCCCGCGCAAAATGCAGGTAGGGCAACGCGACGAGCGCGAAGCGGGGCCGGTCAAGGTCGTTATTGAACGCCTGCAATGATCGCTTAACCAACGCGGCGGGCGGGGGATTAATTCCAGGTGTCGCGCGTGTTACGTTGCGCCCCTTTGTTTGGAGTATCCGCCATGCGTGCCTTTCTGTTCGTCGTCGCGTTGATCGCGCCTAGCCTTGCCCGTGCTGAAACCGTGGAAAGCATGGCCGCGAACATCATCACGAGTCGGGGTTATTGGTGCGCTCGCGTCGCCGACGTTATCCCGGATCGATTGAACAGCACGCCTAACCGCACGGTTCTAACGGTCGCATGCGACGACGGGCGCGAATATGCCCGCTATCAGCTAACCATCGCCCGCGACGGATCGGGCTATACAGTCAAAGAGCTATGAAGACCAAACCGAAAACAACGGCCGCCGAATTCACGCCGAAACAGCGCCGCACGGTTCACGCCTTGCATATGCAGGCGTTCGCGGTTCACGGCATACAGATTTTCGTCGTCGGGCTAGGCGTCTATCTCGCCATTGCCGAAAAACGCGGCTGGCCGGCCGTCATCATTGCGGGCGTGCTCGCGCTGTACCTGCAAGCGCATTTACCCGCGTTGCCGGCATGGCTGGAAAAGATGCGCCCGGACGACGAATAGGGTTTTCCCTACTGCTACTGTTTAACCGTGTCGCCTAGAATGTAGTTACTGACTTTCTAGGGGCGATCATGAAAACCGGAATTCTTCTTTTTACCGTCGTGACGGCGTGCGCTTTCGGGTACGTCGTGCATGAGGCCATGACGGCAGTTAGCGCCGCCGTCGCGAACGTGACGAACGCAATGCAGGTGCAAAAATGACGGATCAACAGGGACACGCAAACGGGCGCGAGCCGGCCATGCAGGAATACCGCGCCGGCTGGAATGACGCGATGCGCGGCCGGCCGCGCCAGTCTTCCGCGCTTATCTATCTGGTCGGATACGCGGACGCGAGCAAGCCCCGCTAGACCGTACAACCGAATAAACCCCCTTTGCCCGCCGTCGTGCGGGCTTTTTTTGCGCCCGTGCAGCGTATTAGGGTTTCCCCTAATGCTACTGTTTAGCAGTATCACCTATCATCCTAGACATACAAACAACGTTCGATAGGGGTTACATCATGGCGCACTACATCGCATCGTATAAGACCGGCTACACGCTCGCGAACGGCCGCGAACGCATCGGCCTGCAATTCGGCCGCATGGGAACCGCCCGCCAGCCGGCCGCACGTCTGTTTAGCTTCGTGCCGTCGCTGATGAATTACAAAGCCCCGTCGATCCGCGACGGTTGCGCGATCCTTCGCGGCGACGCGATCGAAACCGCAATGGCCGAATTCAACGCGGCGCTGTACGCTCGCCGGACGGCGGACAATGCCCGCGCGATCGTATGCGCCGTGAACCGCTCGCGTTCCGCCGAACTTCGCGCCCGCGATTGGTCGGACAAGGCCCGCGACGTGCTCGCGTTCCATTCCTTCGCGCTGTGCCTTGATCGTGACGGCGACGAGAAAACCCGCGCCGCGTTGATCATCATTCCGCGCTATCGCCGCAACTATGAACGGCACGCCTTGCCGTTCGATGCTCGCGCCGCATGGTATGGCGCATATTCGGACGCCCGCTATTCGATCAAGCGCCGCGCCCGCAACGTCGCCGCGCAATTCGGTTGCGGCTTTGGGGTCTAATCATGATCACGGAAAAGACCGTCTACACGACACGCGGCCGGACGTTCGATAGCCGCGAAAAGGCCGAATCGTATCGGCTCGATTTGATCGGCGAATTTTTCGACAAACTGCCGTGACTGTTGCATCCGCGTGACCGTATCAAGCTGGCCGAATTCGTCGCCAGCAATCGCGCTGCCTTGTCCGATTTGCTGGATTACTGACCATGCGCGCATCTCTATTTCTCGTCGGCGCGGGCGTAGCGCTCGCGCTGTTCGGCGCAGTCATCACGACGGCCGGCTTTCTCGCTTTCATCATCCGCGCCGCTCGCGGCGCTTTGGGGGTCATCATGAAACTGTTTGCACCTATCCGCCGCGCTATCACTCGCCGTCGTGCCGCTCGTGCCGTTGATCGCGTTTTTCTCGCGATCGATTGCGCCCGCGAGCGCGGCACACTCGCCGATCCTGCAACGCGCGACAGTCTCGGCGACGCCTTGCGCGACGCACTCACGGCGCATGAGGAAATTTCGCGGGGCCGGCCGTGAATAGCTGGACGACCACGCACGAGCGGATTTGCAGGACCGTCCGCATTTTCGCTTTCGGATATCAGGGGGGAACGGCCATGCAACAAATCGACTTCGGCAGTATCGACGCGGACGGCGACGGGCCGACCATCGGCGACGTGATGGAAAGCCGCTTTGCCCGCGAGATCATCAGCACGACGGGCGCGGATGGATTCGACGCAATCGAGATTAGCGGCTGCATGTTCGTCGCGGGCGATTGCGTGGAACCCTGCACGAACCCGGACGACGTGCCGGCATTCTTCAGTGTGTATCTGCACTATGCGGAAGGCCACGGGCACGGCGTCGAATGTGTCGGCGACTTCGCCACGGCCGAACGTGCCCGCGCCTATGCCGCGCAAATCCGCGACGCGTTCGGATGGTCGGTTGAGATTGACCGCACGGCCGCCTAACTCACTTCACGCGCCGCACGGCGCACAAGGAAACGACATGCAAACTCAATCCATCGCCGTAACTCTCACGCCGTCCGCGCAATTCTTGCGTGACGTGCTTTGCACCGCGATTGAAGGCGGTTCGAACTATTGGGCGCGGTTCGTCGGGCTGGAACATCACGACGGCGAGCACGGCCCGGAGTGGGAACGCGTGCGGGTCAAAGAATACGGCGACGACGACAAGGCGCAAAGCGTGCGCGAAGTCGGGTTAGCTGAACTCGCCGAAGGCGTGCGCCGCGTGATCGCGGGCGATATGACGGACAAGGCTGAACATGCGAACGTGCATGCAGCATATCGCGCGGCCCTGTTCGCCGCACTCATTGCCGAACCGGGCGGGAACGCGGGCGACGTTGACGCAAACCTAGCGGACATCGTGCTACAGGCGGCGGCCCTTGGTCGCATCGTGTACGGATAGCCCGCCAGCATCGCCCCGAACTAAACCCGCCCGCACCATTCCACCCATAGCCCGCCGTCGTGCGGGCTTTGTCGTTTCTGCGCCGTGCCGCTCGTGCATGGCCGAACCCGAACCGCGACCAATACGCCCCGCGCGTATGCGCCGATAGTCCGCGCTCGTCGTGCGCCCGGATCGCGCACGCCTGGAACGATTCCGCCCGCCCCAATCGGCAAGCGCTGCGCCGCCGTGCGCGTATGCGCCGATAGTCCCCCGAACCCGAACCGCCTGAAACCGAACCCCGCCGCGCAGTTTGGCCGCGTGCCCGTGCTCGTCGCCGTGCCGTGTGAACGCATGGCCGGCCGTGCTCGTCGTGCTCGCGCGTGGCTGGCCGTGCGACGTGGCTGCATGCAGGGGCGGGCGGGCAAGGTCCGAATAGCGGCAAGGTCCGAATAGCAGGCATGCACGACATACGGAAATGCAGGCTCTACAGGCGGCCGTCGTGTGCGCGGGTCATCAGCACTCACGCGAGCACGTTCTAGCGGCACGGCGGCCCGGAATCGCGGCCGAAACCCGGCGCGTACAGACGACGGGCCAACAGGTACTACCGGGCCGAGCGCGGCGGGCGGGAGGGCGCTGAGC